TCAGCGGGCCGCGCACGTCATGCGGTACAAGCCTTCCTTCTGGTTGGCATCGACCAATGCCTCGTAGGCTCGCTTGGGCTCGGGATGCGCCTTGAACACGTCGATGGGCTTCGCGCTTTTGCGCCCGGCACGCGTCATCACGTCTTCCGCTGAGCGGTCCTTGCCCTCGAACTCCCAGAGCGCGCGGAACACATCGGCCTGCGCCTTCGTGCACCGAATCGGCGGGCTCTCTTCGCCGTCCAGGTACACGAAACGGAAGTCCGCCGAGAACGGCCCGTGCACCGGTGCCGCCGGATCATTCTTGCGTCGCGCGACCACTGCCCCGGGCGCACCGAGAAACGAGATGGCTTCGCCGCGCAATCGGAACCGATCTTCCAGCGCCAGCCACTCGACGCCCGCATCGGATGGCACACCCATCGCGATCTGCCGGGCCGGCGCGATCACGCGCACCGGGCCGTTGGCGATCCTGACTCGTTCCAGCAGTCCTGCTTCGCGCCACAGCCGAGGGATGTCGCGCGTCAGCACCACCGGCGTCTTCCCGCTGCGGCCGAGCATCCACGCCCCCGCCGTAAGGGTCGTCGACCCGCCATCCGATTCGATGTCCAGTGCTGCTCGCAGCTTGCGGTGCAGCCACTGATCGTCGAGCGTGAACGCCGTAAGGTCGTCGGGATCGACCGACACCGGCCCGCACTCGACGCAGCAGCACTCCAGATAACCGTCACCACCGCGCCTCACTTCGCCACCGGCCATCACGCAGTAAGGGCACGGCACAATGCTGGCGTTGATCATGGTCGGCTTCACCGCCTTGGTCAGTCCGGGCAGCAAGGCAGCCTCGGACTCCGGCAGTCGCATCCTCATCACCGGCGTGCCGGTCGAGAACAAGCGGCACACCAGCGCCCACTCCGCATCCGCCGACAACGATCAGTCCTCCGCCATCGAGTGCCGCTGCTCGTCGACTTGCGGGAAGTCGTCCGCATCCAGCGTCTGGCCGCGCGCCAGGATTCCCTTCTCGACGAGGTAGCGCTCGACGTTGGCCTTCATCACCGGATCGCGCATTGGCAATCGCAGCCGACCCATGCTGGTCAACTCGGCGGTGACCACGCGGTGCCTGCGCCCGCCCTCGCCCGGGTAGTACAGGTTGATCTGCACGGCGTTTACCGTCCAGCCGCCCTCCAGCGGCGCCGGCATCTCTTCCTGCATCAACTCGGTGACCGACTGGTGCTGAGCCATCGCCGTCGCCGTGGCTTCGACCTTGAGCTTGCCGGTTGGACTCATCACCGTGATCTGCTTCAGCTGGACCGCAACGAACCCGTCCTTGATCGCCTGCGGGAAATCGACGCCGGCGCGGAACTGAGTGAGGTCGAGTTTCTCCGGCTTGATGCGCTTCGCGTCCACGGCCTGGCCGAGCACATGGGTGGCGAACTCGCTGGCCAGCATCTGGTGAAAGGCGGCACCACCCCTGATCAAGGTGCGCACGACGCCGGTCTTCTCGGAGTACTCCAGCATTCCGTGAATGCTCGGGTTGCCGATGCGGCGCGTCAGCGACGTGCCCTGGAACTCGAGGTGCATCGTCGCCAATCCCTTGACGTGCGTGGTCAGCAGGAACACGCCAGGACTGCGCTGGAAGATCGTGGTCTCGACGCCATCGCCACAACTCAGCGTCCGCTGATAGAACCTGGAAACGGCCTGGCCAAAGGCCGCGAGCGCGGGCTTGGTCATATTCGGATGGCGCTTGATACCCAGCGCATGCTGCTGAGCCTGGCTGCCACGACGCTCGATGAAGTCCGCATCGAGCGCGTGTCGGAACAGCTCGGGATGGTGCCGGTAGAACCAGAAGGCTCGGTGCAGATCGCTCTTGCAGCTCGCGAGCCCGACCAACGCGCTGCCGCCGCTGGCAGCCACCTGGAAGATGGCCTGCTGCCCCGGCCCGTCAGCCAAGGGCAGGCAAGCGTTCAGTTCGCCGATCAGGCGATCCTTGGCATCAACATCGGGCCATTGGCGCACGCAGTCGAGCAGCGCACGGGAGGTCTCAGGGGTGTCGTCCCACGCGAATCCCAGCGGCACGGGGAGCGCGTGCTCGGTCAGGAACTGCTGGAGCGTGGCATCAACGGGGAGTTCGAGCAGCACATCGACAAACGTCTTCTTCATTGCGGGAGGCTTCCTTCAAAGAACTGGCAGGGGTCTGGACAGCGCGGATCAGGCACAACGAGTGTCAGTCTTTGAAGGCAACGCTCCGTTTGTTTGTCGTGTAGCGAGATACAGTGCAGGCTAGTGCCCGGACTTCCGCTTGTCAATCATCGAGAGCGCATCACCCCGCGCATGTATCTCGTGGCTATACTTCTGGTCTCACGTCCTGAGACGCCTTTCCCCTAGAAGCAGACTGATGGCAACCACACTCGGAACCCGGCTTCGGCGCCTACGCGAAGCCAAAGGCATGACCCTGCAGCAGGTGGCCGAAGCGGTCGGCTGCACCCGCGGCTACATCTGGGAACTGGAGATGAAGGATGGCCAAAGACCGACGGCCGAGCGCGTGCTCCTGCTCGCGAAGACCTTCGGCGTCACGGTCGAGGACCTCATGGAGGAAACACCTCGCCCGGTTCACGAAGCCAAGCCCGAGGATGTCGCGTTCTTTCGGGAATACGCTGGCATGACCGACGAGGAGAAGGAGCGCTATCGCAAGGCGTTGAAGCTCATGTTCCCCGGTCGAGGCGAGGGTGACGCCAAGTCGTGAATGACACAGATCTCACCCCCTCCATCGCGGCCAACACGGCGCTGAAGTGGTTGCGCCACTGGCATGGCGAGACCATGCCCGAAGCCACCAATCTGGATGTGCTTCGCCAGATGCTTCCGGGGACGCCGTATGGCAAGGGTGTCCGTGAGATCAAGGCGCCGATGCCGCTGAACGTCAACGGCTTCGAAGGCGCCCTGGTACGCAACCCTGACGACCCGGCCGAATGGGGCATCCTCTACAAGGAATACGCAACACCCGAGCGCAGTCGCTTCACCATCGCGCATGAGCTGGGCCACTTCGTCCTGCACCGTGCGCTGCAAGACAGCTTCGAGTGCGATAACCGCGGCGTCACCTCCGGCCAGTTCGACGGTCGGAACATCGAGCGCGAAGCCAACGATTTTGCCAGCAACCTGCTGATGCCCCTGGATCTGCTCCGGCGCCTCCTCGGCGATCAGCGGAAGGTCACCATGCACCTGCTGAGCGACATCGCGCGCAGATTCGAAGTCTCCTTCGAAGCCCTGTGCTTGCGCTTCATCGAAGCCACCGACCAGCGCGCGATCTTGATCCACTGGGACCAGGGTTTCCTCAAGTACCAGCGCGCCAGCCGCAACGCGCGCATGACCCGCGCTCGCGTCCGCCAGTCGGAGTCTGCGCAGGAGCCGTTCGCCGGCACCCTGGCCGCCGACGACAGCGTGGTGCAATGCTTCGACGGCGTGGAATGCTCCGCCGCGATCTGGTGCGCTGAAGAGGGCGTGCACATGAAATTGCGCGAGTTCAAGCACACCTACACCGACCGGGACCGCGTGATCACGCTTCTTCTACTCGAAGGCGCGGAGCCACGGGACTGGGACGATTCGTGGAAGGACGAGCACGTCCTAAACGCCAGTGATCAGTTTCGCTCTTCCGGTCAGTACCCGACTCGCTGAAGTCATCGAACCACAAGGTGCAACCGGCGCCGCTACCATCGGAATGCAGACTTCTTGCAGGAGCGAGAATGCCAATGACCACCACCACTTTCATATTTTCGCTGAAGCTTTTCGTAAGGCGAAATCAGAGCATGCAGCAGATAGCCAGGGAGCAATCATGATCACCAGGGGCTACTACATCGGCGAAATTATCGATGAACTGTCCGCAATCGCTGCGCAGGTTTCGATGCGCAACAAACTGGGGATGACCGATCTGTCAGTCTTCGCCGAGAACTTCTTTCGCGACCTCCTCAATAAGGTGCACGCGATCTCACTGGTTAATCTCAACACGGAACGATCCAATGCTCCAGGTCTCGACTTGGGCGACGAGGCAAGCGGTCTTGCAATTCAGGTGACGGCGACAGCAACTGCCCAGAAGGTCAACGACACTCTCGCCAGCATTCTGCCCGAGCACCAGGGCAAATACCGACGATTTGTAGTCCTGGTGATTGGAAAAAAGCAACGCACATATGCCGTCAACAAGGACTCAGCGAAGCGTCTTCGCTTCTCCAAAAAGAGTGACATTTGGGACCTAGAGACAATCGCTAGAGACGTCGTTAGCCTAGAGATCATGCAATTGCAGAAAGTACACCAACAGGTTCGTTCGGAAGTCGCGAAACTGAAAGTCGAACTGGAGATCCCGGACAGTAACGGCAAGTACCCAACGAGCGGCTACGACCTGTGGGAAAAGCGAGTGAAGCCGAAGATTGGCAACGGCGCCGAGTTCAGAAAGTTTGTTGCTGATATCAACGGTGTGTCCGAAGATGAGGTTGACCCGCTCCTGACGAAAGAAATCCAGAATTTGGCAAGACAGCTTTCTCGCCTTCCACGGATAACCCGCGAGTTTCTCGTAATGTTGATTACTCGCCGAGAATCCAGAAAGTCCCGCCGTTTCTCAGAGCCCTGGATGACTTTGCTGCTTGATAAAGTCAAGCGCGAGTTCCACGGGGCCGATCTGGATGGCGAACTCAGAATTCTCGATGATGCCGGATTCGTTGACATTCGATGCGAGGATATCCACGAAGATGGCCCCGCCGAAATTGGCGTTCGAATCCCATCGAAATGCGACGATTTGTCCCATTGTTTTTTGGGCTTTCTCGATTCCAAAGGCCTCAAATTGCGCAATGTGATCGGCGAAGTAGACCTGTCCTCGTTCTAGTCGCAGTTGACAGCGGCGCAAGCTGTCGAGCCAATGCGATGGCGCCCGGGAACGTTAGGGAGGACCCGGGTCGGCGAAATGAAGGCAATTGCTCCATGGAGCGCAGGTTGGGCGCGCATTGAGCGATCACCGTCGCGCATTTCCGCCTACTCCCGTTACCTCAGGTGCCCATGGTTCCTAGCATGAGCAGCGTTCACCACCTGAGCGCCCACCATGCTTCATCGCAAACCTTCCTCGGACCACGACGCGCCCCGCCACCCGCATCAGGAGATAGCTGACCTCCTAGCCGTCGCCTTCTTGCGCCTCCACCAGCAGACGTCTTCCGCGGGCTGCGACAAGAGCGCAGTTGGCCTTGGCTTCGATGGCCAGCAGCGTGTTCATGCGAACCCCTCTCTACCGAAAGGAGTTCGCTGATGCGCAAAACCGAAACCCACCCCGACGCCGCAACGGTCGCCGCCCGCGTCGCGCAGCTGCCGCACTTGTCGATGGAGCAACTGTGGGCGCTGTGGGACGACTACTTCGACGAACGCCCCGGCCACCACCAGCGCGTTTGGCTCGAATCCCGACTTGCCTACCGGATGCAGGAGCGCGCCTTCGGCGGTTTGAAGCCTTCGGTGCGCAAGCAGCTGGAGGAGATTGGCCAGACCGGCTTGCTGCCGCGCGCGATGCGGCGCGACGCCAACCGACTGTTGCCGGGCACGATGCTGACGCGCATGTTCGACGACGTTGAGCACCGCGTCCTGGTGCGAGGGCCGAACGACTTCGAGTACGACGGACGTCGCTATACCAGCCTGACGGCCATTGCCTGCCACATCGCCGGCACGCGCTGGTCCGGCCCTGCCTTCTTCGGTCTCACCACGAAGGAGCGCGCATGAAGCCGCAGCGCACTGCCTACGCGCCGCCGGCGCCGGTCGTCACCAAGAAACGCTGTGCGATCTACACCCGCAAATCCAGCGACGAGGGACTCGACCAGGAGTACAACAGCCTCGAAGCCCAGCGCGATGCCGGCCTGGCGTTCATCGCCAGCCAGCGCCACGAAGGCTGGGTGGCGCTGGACGATGGCTACGACGATGGCGGCTTCTCGGGCGGCAACATGGAGCGCCCGGGACTACGGCGCCTGCTCGCCGACATCGAGGCCAAGCGCGTCGACATCGTGGTCGTCTACAAGATCGACCGACTGACGCGCTCGCTCGCGGATTTCGCCAGGCTCGTCGATGTGTTCGACCGCAACAACGCCTCTTTTGTGTCCGTGACGCAGCAGTTCAACACCACGACGTCGATGGGGCGGCTTACGTTGAACATCCTGCTCTCGTTCGCGCAGTTCGAGCGCGAGGTCACGGGCGAGCGCATCCGCGACAAGATCGCCGCCAGCAAGGCCAAGGGCATGTGGATGGGCGGTGTGCCTCCGCTCGGGTACGACGTGGTCGAGCGCAAGCTCGTGGTCAACTCGCCCGAAGCTGCGCTGGTGCGCGATCTGTTCCGCCGATACGGCGAACACGGATCGGCGGCGCGGATAGTGCGTGAACTCGCTGAGGAAGGCGTGACCACCAAGGCATGGGTGACGCAGACCGGGCGCCAACGCGCAGGCAGCCCCATCGACCAAAAGTTCCTGTTCAAGATGCTGCGCAATCGGATCTACCTGGGCGAACTGACCCACCGCGGCCGCGCCTATCCCGGCCAGCATCAAGCCATCGTCGCGCGCGAGGCGTGGGATGCGGTGCAGGCCTTCATGGAGCGCCGCAAGCAAGGCCCGCGCGACGCCCTGCAAAAGAATCCCGCATTGCTCGCCGGCTTGCTGTTCGCGCCGGATGGTCAACGCATGATTCACTCCTACACACGCAAGAAGAACGGGCGCTGCTACCGGTACTACGTGCCGCAGATGCACAAGCGCCATGCCGCGGGAACCCAGCGGAACGCCATCGCCCCGAACCTCGGCCATCTGCCGGCCGCCGACATCGAAAACGCAGTGCTGGCGCAGGTCCATGCCGCGCTCGCCGCGCCGGAAGTCCTGATCGGCGTATGGCGCGCGTGCTTGCGCCATCCTGAAGGGGCCGGTCTGGATGAGGCGCAGGTCGTGATCGGCATGCGCCGCATCGGCGATGTCTGGGCTCAGCTGTTCCCGGCCGAGCAGCAACGCATCCTGCGGCTGCTGATCGAGCGCATCCAACTGCACGGCGATGGCCTCGACATCCACTGGCGCGAGGACGGATGGATCGGCCTCGGGCCTGACGTCTGCACTCACCCACTCGTCGAGGAGCACCGCGACCTGGAGGCTGCCGCATGAGCACGCAGGCCCGGCGATTCGCCGTCACCATCGAGGCCAAGGAGGATTCGCGCAACTACGTCAGCAACGGCCAACGGGTCACGGTGGTACCGCTGACGATCAAGCGCCGCCAGAACCGCAAGGTGTTGACGCCACCACCATCCTCGCTGCCCGATGCCACTGTCGGAGGCTTCGACGAATCCATGATCCGGACGCTCGGGAAAGGCTTTCACTGGCAAAAGCAACTCGACGAGGGCCGTTACGCGCACGTCAGCGACTTGGCCCGCAAGCAGAAGCTCGAACGTGGCTGGGTTTCGGAGATCTTGCGGATGACGCTGCTGGCGCCCGACATCATCACGGCCATCGTCGAAGGTCGGCAGCCGCGCCACGTCAACCTGCATGCACTGCGCGGCCGCATCGATATCATCCCGCGCGACTGGAACGAACAGCGACGCCTGCTCGGCTTTCCCGAACGCTGACCTGGTCAGAACACGATCCACCTCAACGGCGAGCCTCGAGCTCGCCGTTGTCGTTTCTGGCGTCGGCGAACCACTGGCGAATATTTGCCATCGAAAAAGTTCGCCAGTGCGTCCATCGGCAATTCGTCACTGAAAACCTGAAATGCCTCCACCGATTCCGCAGCGGAATCACAGGAGGAACAGATGCAAGCGCAAGCCCGCAACACCCCGCCCATCAGCGAACTGGCTCCCGGCGACCGCCGGGTTCTGAACGAAAACGAGGTCGCCAACCGCTGGGGTGTGAGCCCCAAGACCCTGCAGCGGTGGCGCTCGGAGGGCCGCGGCCCGAAGTACCTGAAGCTGTCCAAGCGCGTCGGCTACCCGCTGGAGTCGTTGATCGACTTCGAACGCCGGGTGCTGCACGAGTCCACCTACCAGCACGCGTCGGCGTGAGGTGGCGGCCATGACTGCAATGACCGTTCTGCCCGACCGCCTCACCGCACTCAGCGTCGCTGACCTCGTCGGACTGCCGACGACGCACCTCGCCGAGATCGTCCGCAACCTCGATGACCTTCTCACCTGGCACAAGCAGCAACGCGCCAAGGTCGATGCGGCGCTGGACCAGAGCTACGCCGAGCGCATCCAGAAAGTGCGCGCCGACGCCGGCAAGGACTTCGGCACCGTGCACATCGACGACGGCGCTGTCCGCGTCACCGTCGACGTCCCGAAGCGGGTGTCCTGGGACCAGACCAAGCTCGCCGCCATCGCCCAGCGCATCGCCGCCGCCGGCGAAAAGGTCGAGGACTTCATCGACGTCGACTACGCCGTCAGCGAGTCGCGGTTCAACAACTGGCCGCCCTCGCTCCGCGAGCAGTTCGCCAGCGCCCGCACCGTGAAGCCGGGCAAGCCGACCTTCCGCCTGACCACTATCTCCGAGGACTGAGCCCATGAGCACCAATCCGGTTGCGCTGCTGCGCCAACGTGCGCCTTCGCTGTACAGCGAATTCCTTCCCGCCGACATCCGCTACCGCAACGCCGCTGGCCACAGCGAGATCGTGGCGCTGGAGTCCGCGACGGTCGATGAACTGGCATTCGCGATCCAGACCCTGCACCGCGAGGCCAGCGTCATCACCCGCCAGCGGGTGGCGCTGGAAGACCTCTACACCGCGCTTCGGCTGCGCCTGGCGCGCGGTGCTGATCGCGTCATCGACGTGAATCTGGAGGGCTGATCATGAGCGCGATCATTCCCTTCAGCTTCGAATCGCACGCAGTCCGCGTGCAGGTCGACGCCACGGGCTCGACGTGGTTCAACGCCAGCGATGTCTGCGACGCGCTGGAGATGGGCAATCCGTCACAGGCGATCAAGTCACACGTCGATACCGATGATCTCCAGAAATTGGAGGTCATCGACAACCTTGGCCGCACGCAGCGCGCCAACCACGTCAACGAGTCCGGCCTCTACGCCCTGATCCTCGGCAGTACCAAGGAATCGGCGAAGCGCTTCAAGCGCTGGGTGACCAGCGAAGTCCTGCCCGCGATCCGCAAGTCGGGCGCGTACTCGGCAGGTGCGGCACTCACCGCGCTTCCGGCGCCGACCCACGACCGGGTCAGCGCCATCCTGCTGATCGGCGAAGCGGTTGCCAAGGTGCCGGGGGTCAAGGCCGGTATTGCAGCAGCAGCGATGCTGACCTGCATCCAGGAAAACACCGGTATCACCACCGAGGTGTTGCGGCGCGCGCTGCCGGCGGCCAACGAGCCGGTGTGCGCCTTGAATGCCTCCCAGCTCGGGAAGCTGCTGAATCGCTCGCCAAAGGCGACGAACCGGCTGCTGTCCGACCACGGCTTGCAGATCCGCAACGACCGCGACGAGTGGGAACTGACCGAGGCCGGCGAGACTTGGGCGGAAGCCATGCCGTACTCCCGCAACGGCCACAGCGGCTACCAGATCCTCTGGAATCCGGCAGTTGCCGAGATGCTGAAGGAGGCCGCATGAGCCTCCCCATCATCTCCGCGCAGCAGCGCATGGCCGAGCGCAAGGGCGTGAAGCTGTTGATGCTCGGTAAGTCGGGGATCGGCAAGACCACGCGCCTGCGCGATCTCGATCCGTCGACAACGCTGTTCATCGACATCGAAGCCGGCGATCTCTCGGTGGCCGACTGGCCCGGCGACACCATCCGCCCGGCCTCCTGGCCGGAGTGCCGGGACCTGTTCGTCTATCTCGCGGGGCCGGACCGCTCTCTGCCGCCGGAGGCCGCGTTCTCCGTCGCGCACTACGAGCACGTCATCAGCCAGTTCGGCGATGTCGCGCAGATCCAGCGTTACGCCACCTTCTTCGTCGATTCGATCACCCAACTGTCGCGGCTGTGCTTCACCTGGTGCAAGTCGCAGCCCGGCGCCATCAGCGACCGCTCCGGAAAACCCGACCTGCGCGCGGCCTACGGACTGCTCGGCCAGGAGATGGTCGGCGCGCTGACTCACCTGCAGCACGCCCGCGGCAAGAACGTCGTGTTCGTCGCGATCCTCGACGAGCGTCTCGATGACTACAACCGCAGGGTCTTCGAACCGCAGATCGAGGGCAGCAAAACCGGCTTGCAGATGCCTGGGATCGTCGACGAGGTCGTGACCCTCGCTGAGATCAAAGCCGAGGACGGCAGCGCCTACCGCGCCTTCGTCACCCACACGCTCAACCCCTACGGCTTCCCGGCCAAAGACCGCTCCGGTCGCCTCGATCTGCTCGAACCGCCTGACCTCGGCGCACTGATCGCCAAGTGCGCGGCGAATGCCGCGTCGACCTCCTCGCCTGCCCCCGCCACCTCACAGGAGTAATCCATGACCACGTCTACTGCTTCGAACTGGAACGACTTTAACGACGCCGACACCCAGAGCGGCTTCGACCTGATCCCCAAGGGCACGCTGGTGCCAGTGCGCATGACCATCAAGCCCGGTGGCTTCGATGAGCCGGCACAGGGCTGGACCGGTGGCTACGCCACGCAGTCCTTCGAGACCGGCGCGGTGTACCTCTCGGCCGAGTTCGTGGTCACCGGCGGCGACTTCGCCAAGCGCAAGCTGTGGAGCAACATTGGCCTGTACTCGGCCAAGGGCCCGACCTGGGGCCAGATGGGCCGCAGTTTCATCCGGGCCGCGCTCAACAGCGCACGCAACGTCCATCCACAGGACAACTCTCCGCCCGCCGTCGCCGCGCGCCGCATCGCGGGCTTTCACGAGCTCGACGGCTTGGAGTTCCTCGCCCGCGTCGACATCGAGAAAGACGCCAAGGGTGGCGACCGCAACGTGGTGAAGCTCGCGGTCGAGCCCGACCACCCGGACTACGCGCGCCTCATGGGCGTGCCGGCCCGCGCCCACGGCGCACCGTCGGCGCCCACGGCGCGCGCCGCCGCGGCACCGGCGCATTCCCCCGCACCGGCAACCGCCACGGCTACCCGCGCGCCCACCGGCAAACCGGCCTGGGCGAGCTGAGGAGAGCCGGTGAAATGCTGGGTCTGCAAACGACAGGCACGCGGGTTCGGCTATGCCGACACCCGCTTCAAGCCGACCGATCCGCGCCACCACCCCTGGGACTGGGTCTTCTGCTCGCGCCGCTGCCAGGACGCCTTTCACGCCCTGTATGGCCGATGGAAGCACGCGCGCGCCCAGGGAATCCCCATTCCGGAGACCGACATGATCGATGCCACTGAGATCGAGCGCGCGTGCCTGCAGAAGTGCTTGAAGGCCTTCGGCGCCGCCGCGGAAGCGATCGGATTCGAAAAGCCGCTCGGCGAGTACGCCGAGCAGGAAGCCCTGCAGGTGATCGGCGCCATCGTCACCTGCTTTACCAACGCGATGGCCGCCCACCACGAGATGGCGAAGTACCCGCCCGTGCGCGGCATGCCCGAAGTGCGCGACCCGCTGACCGACTTCTCTGACCTGGAGGACAAGGCGTTCTGGGAGAAGTCGCCATGACGCTCGATTTCAATGCAACGGCGAGCCTCAGCGGGCAGGTCTCGGCGCGCATCGACCGCGGACTGCAGGCGGCGCGCGCAAGCGAGAAGGTACGCGACTACCTCGGCGCCTCGCGCCTCGGCGTCGAGTGCGAGCGCGCGCTGCAGTTCGAGTACGCCAAGGCCCCGGTGGACTACGGGCGTGACATCGACGGGCGGATGCTGCGCATCTTCCAGCGCGGCCACGTGATGGAAGACTGCATGGTGGCCTGGCTGCGCGATGCCGGCTTCGACCTGCGCACCCGTCGCGCCAACGGCGAGCAGTTCGGTTTCGCCGACGCCAATGGCCGTCTGCGCGGTCACATCGACGGCGTGATCGTCGGCGGACCGGACGGCTTCGCGTATCCGGCACTTTGGGAGAACAAGTGCCTTGGCGCCAAGGCCTGGCGTGAGGTTGAGTCCAAGGGGCTGGCTGTCGCCAAGCCGGTCTATGCGGCGCAGGTGGCGCTCTACCAGGCGCATCTCGAACTGCACGAGCACCCGGCGATCTTCACCGCGATCAACGCCGACTCCATGGAGATCTACGTCGAGCGGGTGCCGTTCAACGCGGCCCTGGCGCAGCAGATGACGGATCGCGCCGTGCGCGTGATCACCGCCACCGAGGCCGGCGAACTCCTGCCGCGCCGCTTCTTCGAGGCCACCCACTTCGAGTGTCGGATGTGCGCGTGGCAGGACCGCTGCTGGAGGGCCGCCGCATGAGGACGTCCTCCGTTGAACAGGTGATCGGCGAGAAGCTCGTGGACGCACGCAGCGCCGCGATGAGCCTGAACCTGCCGTTGCACTGGTTGGCGCAGAAGCAGCAGCGCAAGCACCGCGGCATCCCGCACTACCGCGTCGGCAAACTGGTGCGATTCAAGCTCGGCGAACTGCTGGCCTGGATGCAGGCGCAGCAGTCGGATGCCTCCGAGGAGGCTGCCGATGCTTGATTTCAACGATGCCGGAGCCACGCCGCCGCCCGACCGGAGCGCTCTGCGCGACGCCGTCCGTGCTGACCTGATCGCCCGGATCGAGCCCGCGCTGTCTGCGCTGTTCCCGGCCGGCAAGAAGCGCAAGGGACTGTTCCTGATAGGTGACGTGCTCGGCAGTCCCGGCGACAGCCTCGAGGTCGTGCTCACCGGCGACAAGGCCGGTCTGTGGACCGACCGCGCCACCGGCGACGGCGGTGACCTCTTCGACCTAATCGCCGCCGCACGCGGCATTGATCCGGTGGCCGACTTCCCGCGTCTGCTCGACGCGGCAGCCGATCTTGCCGGGCGCGCGCCGGCTGCACCGAGCAAGCCATCCCGCAAGGAAGCGCCGGTCGACGACCTTGGACCGGCGACGGCGAAGTGGGACTACCTTGACGCCGCGGGCAAGCTGATCGCGGTCGTCTACCGCTACGACCCACCCGGGCGCAAGAAGGAGTTCCGCCCCTGGGATGCGCGCCGTCGCAAGACGACGCCACCCGACCCGCGCCCGCTCTACAACCAGCCGGGCATTGCGAGTGCAGCCCTGGTGGTCCTGGTCGAGGGCGAGAAGTGCGCACAGGCCTTGATCGACGCCGGCATCGCTGCGACCACGGCGATGCACGGCGCGAACGCGCCGGTCGACAAGACCGACTGGGCGCCGTTGGCCGGCAAGGCCGTACTCATCTGGCCCGACCGCGACAAGCCGGGCTGGGAATACGCCACGCAGGCCGCGCAGGCGATCCTCTCGGCCGGCGCCAAGACCTGCCACATCCTCTATCCGCCCGAGGACGCAGCGGAGGGCTGGGACGCTGCGGACGCAGTGGCCGAGGGCTTCGACGTCGCGGCCTTCCTGACCCATGGTCCGCGGCTGCAGATGCACGACGTGGCCGAGGACGCCGAGCCGGTCGTCAGCAGCGACGAGTCGGTGTGGGGCACCGAGGATGCGTTGGCGTTGGCCTTTACCCGGCGCTACCACCGCGACTGGCGTTACGTCGCCGCGTGGGGGCGATGGCTGGTGTGGGATGGCCACCGCTGGCGCACCGAGGACACGCTCGCGGCGACCGACCTGATCCGTTGTGTCTGCCGGCACGCAGCCGTCCACGCCGACAATCCGAAGGTCGCAGCCAAGCTCGCGACTTCCGGCACCGTGGGCGGCGTGGAACGGCTGGCGCGCGCGGATCGCCGGCATGCCGCCACCACGGCCGAGTGGGACGCCGACCCCTGGCTCCTCAACACGCCCGGTGGCGTGGTCGATCTCCGGACCGGTCGCCAGCGAGCGCACGACCGCGCCGACCGGATGACCAAGATCACCACGGCAACGCCGAGTGGCATCTGCCCGATCTGGCAGCAGTTCCTCGTCGAGGTCACCGGAGGTGATGCCGATCTGCAGGCCTACCTGCAGCGCATGGCCGGCTACACGCTGACCGGCTCGACGCAGGAGCACGCGCTGTTCTTCCTGTATGGCACGGGCGCCAACGGCAAGTCGGTGTTCGTGAACACGCTGGCCACGATCCTCGGCGACTACGCGGCCAACGCGCCGATGGACACGTTCATGGAGACGCGCACCGACCGGCATCCGACCGACATGGCGGGCCTACGCGGTGCGCGCTTCGTGGCCGCCATCGAGACCGAGCAAGGGCGGCGCTGGGCCGAGTCGAAGGTCAAGAACCTGACCGGTGGCGACAAGATCTCTGCCCGCTTCATGCGCCAGGACTTCTTCGAGTTCTTCCCGCAGTTCAAGTTGGTCGTGGCCGGCAACCACAAGCCAGCCATCCGCAACATCGACGAGGCGATGAAGCGGCGTCTGCACCTGATCCCGTTCACGATCACCGTGCCGCCCGAGCGTCGCGACAAACACCTGCAGCAGAAGTTGCTGGCAGAGCGCGACGGCATCCTCGCCTGGGCCGTGCAGGGCTGCCTCGACTGGCAGCGCCTCGGCCGGCTCGAACCGCCACAACAGGTGCTCGAAGCCACCGAGGAGTACTTCGAGGCCGAGGACGCGTTGGGTCGCTGGCTTGACGAGCGCTGCGTACGGGAGACCAACGCCAAGTCGCTCGCCGCAGAGTTGTTCAACGACTGGAAGCAGTGGGCCGACGCCACGGGCGAGTTCATCGGCTCGCAGAAGCGATTTTCCGATCTGCTAATCGCGCGCGGCGTCGAGAAGTGGCGCAACACGGTAGGCCTGCGTGGCTTCCGCGGCATCGGCCTCAAGAGCCCGCCCACGCCCGCTTACACCCCTTATGCCGACAACTGACCGCCATGCCGACAGACACGACTGACGGATGTGACGGACTACGTCGTAACTCCTACGCGCGCGAGACGTGCGCGCACCTCATGGAGGGTTTCGATGTGATCCGTCCAATCCGTCAGTCCCCACCGAATCAAGGACTGCACCCATGACCACGACGATCCTCGCCCTCGATCTGGGCACCACCACCGGCTGGGCGATGCGCGGCAGCGACGGCCGCATCCTCAGCGGCAGCGCGAGCTTCCGCCCGCAGCGCTTTGAAGGCGGCGGCATGCGCTTCTTGCGCTTCAAGCGCTGGCTCGCCGAAATCAAGGACGCCAGCGCCGGTATCGATGCACTGCACTTCGAGGAAGTGCGGCGGCACGTCTCGACCGACGCGGCGCACGCCTACGGCGGCTTCCTCGCCACGCTCAGCGCCTGGTGCGAGCAGCACCAGATTCCCTACCAGGGCGTGCCGGTCGGCACGATCAAGAAGCACGCGACCGGCAAGGGCAACGCCAGCAAGGAGCAGGTGATCGCGGCGATGACCGCCCGCGGGCACGCACCGGGTGATGACAACGAAGCCGATGCCCTGGCGCTGCTGCACTGGGCCATCACCGGCCAGGAGGCCTGAGATGAAGATTCCGACGCCCACTTATCGCTGCCCCTTGGCCCGCATCCAGCCCGAGACCACAGACCTCGAGGCGATGAAGCAACGTGGCTGGCGCGACCAGCACATCCTCGTCGTACACCTGACTGACGACCGGCTCGACTACTTCGAGCGGGAGTTCGTGAAGGCCATCGGCGAACGTCTGTATGGAGGCATGCGCCGTGGCTGATCCCGTCTGGACCATCGATGCGGTCGCGGCCCGCTTTGAGGAAGCCGCCAGCACCAGTCGCCGCCTGCCGCCCGTGCGGGTGCAGGGCTACTTCAACACCTGGCCGGTCATCGCCCGCAGTGCCTGGGAAGCCTTCTCGGCCGACGAGAAGGTCTATCGCCCGTTCCCGCCGTCACCTGCCGCCGTCGACCGCATGCTGGAGACGATGCACTGGGTGCAGTGGCTCGACGAAGAGCAGCGCCACCTGGTGTGGATGCGCGCCAAGCGCTACGGCTGGCGCGACATCACCATCCGCTTCGCTTGCGACCGCAGCACGGCGTGGCGGCGTTGGCAAAGGGCGCTGGAGACTGTCGCCGAGCGGCTGAACAGGCGGGTGGGAATTTGCGGCAGTTCTGCGCCACCAGGTGGCACACTACGCACGTGATCGGAGCGTTGGTCTGGATGCCGCCGTCACCGCCGAGACGTTGCAGGAGATCTTCCCATGACGACCAAGACCCCACCGAGGAGCCGCATCCTCGAGACTGTTCGCGAAACTGCACGCGATCTGCATCGTCATGGCTTCATCGACAAGCGCAAGATGCACAAATTCGACGTGCTGTGCCTGGCGCCCGTCCAGGATTACGACGCAACTAAGGTGAAGGCCTTGCGCGAGCGTTTGCAACTGAGTCAGGCCGTGCTGGCTTCGGTGCTCAACACCAGCCTGTCGACCGTGCGCAAGTGGGAAGTTGGCGACAAGCGACCCAGCGGCCCCTCGCAGAAGTTGCTGGACATTCTCGAACGCAAAGGATTGGAAGCGGTGCTCTGATCGATTGACTCCGAGGACTCATGGCCATGCGAACGATTCCATACCCGCATCCCGGCGAGATTCTGATGCACGAGTTCCTGGAACCGAGGGGCATCAGTCAGTACCGTCTGGCCAAGGAGATCGGGGTGCCGCAGCGACGTATCGGCGAGATCGTGGCGGGCCGGCGCGCGATCACCGTGGACACTGGGCTGCGCTTGTCGCGCTTCTTTGGCATGTCCGAGGGCTTCTGGACAGGGCTGCAACTCGACTATGAGGTCGCAGCTGCCAAGGCCGCATTGGCCTCGGAACTGGAGCGAATCAAGCCTTGGGCCATGGAACGGCGTGAGAGCCAGTCCATGCAAGAGGCAATCCTCGCCGGCTACTCTGACTTGACCGCAGGTCGCGTGTTCGAATCGAGCGGTGACTTCAGGTCCGATATGACCCTACTTGACCGTGGTGCCGAGATCGAAGCAGGCCACACAAGTGGTATTGGCAAGCCTGCCAGTGATGTATTCGACCGGCTGGAAGCCAAGTACAAGGGAATGGTCAGCGACGAGTTCACTCCGTAGGGTTTTGGCGTGTTTTGGCGGGACGCGCACCACGATTGTGGTGGTGTTGGGACATGCGCGGCGATCAGGCCGCGCAACAAATTCGGCGATCCGCAGTAGGATTTCATCCATGCTCGGGAGCAGTGGCGATGAAGCCACAGTGGCTTCGCCGCAACGCTCTCGGGGCAAAAGGGGTCCTTCCTGCCGGAAGGGCCATGCGGGGGGCGCGAGCGCGATGCTTCCCTAGCGTCAGGGTGCGAACCGAGGTTCGCAGGGTTCGCAGGTTCGCACCCGGTTCGCACTACCCCACCGATTCCACTCCACCCGCCACGGCGTTCGTTGGCGGGTTTTTCATTTTCAGGACCCGCATCCGCGTGAATCCGCTCCACGTCGAGTACCGCCAGGTCGAGACGCTGATCCCCTATGCCCGCAATCCGCGCACGCACAACGATGCGCAGGTCGCCAAGATCGCAGCGAGCATCGTCGAGTTCGGCTGGACCACGCCGATCCTGGTCGATGCCGACCACGGCATCATCGCCGGTCACGGGCGTCTGGCCGCCGCGCGCAAGCTGGGGCTGGCCGACGTCCCGGTGATCGAGCTGACCCATCTGTCGCCGGCGCAGAAGCGCGCCTACGTGATCGCCGATAACCGCCTGGCGCTCGATGCTGGCTGGGACGAGGAAATGCTGGCGCTGGAACTCGCTGACCTCACCGAGGCCGGGTTCGACCTCGCCCTGACCGGTTTCGAAGACGCTGAGCTGCAGTCGCTGCTCACCGACGTCGAGGACGCGGATCCCGAGGAAACCGAGGAAGCGCCGCAAGAGGACGACGCGGCCGACCAGGTGCCCGATGCACCGACGGTTGCGGTATCGCGCCTGGGCGATGTCTGGTTGCTTGGCGCGCATCGCCTCATTTGCGGCGACGCCAGCGACCGCGAGGTGATCGCCGCGCTCATGCCGGAGGACCGGGCGCAGTTGTGTTTCACCTCGCCGCCCTACGGCAACCAGCGCGACTACACCACCGGCGGCATCGCCGATTGGGATGCGCTGATGCGCGGCGTGTTCGCGCCGCTGCCGATGGCCGACGACGGCCAGGTCCTGGTCAACCTCGGCCTGATCCATCGCGACAACGAGTTCATCCCCTATTGGGATGCCTGGCTCGGCTGGATGCGCGCCCAGGGTTGGCGACGCTTCGCGTGGTACGTCTGGGACCAGGGCCCGGGCATGCCAGGCGACTGGGCCGGCCGGCTCGCGCCGAGCTTCGAGTTTGTCTTCCATTTCAACCGTGACACGCGCAAGCCGAACAAGATCGTGCCCTGCAAGTTCGCCGGGCAAGAAACGCATCTGCGCGCGGACGGCTCGTCCACCGCACTGCGCGGCAAGGATGGCGACGTTGGGGGTTGGACCCATGCCGGCCAGCCCACGCAGGACCACCGCATCCCCGACTCGGTCATCCGGGTCATGCGCCACAAGGGCAAGATCGGGGAAGGCATCGACCACCCTGCGGTGTTCCCGGTGGCGTTGCCGCAGTTCGTCATCGAGGCCTACTCGGCTGAGGGCGAGATCGTGTTCGAGCCGTTCTGTGGCTCTGGCACGACGATCCTGGCGGCGCAGCGCACGAAACGCCTGGCGCGCGCCGTCGAAATCGCGCCGGAGTACGTGGACGTGGCGATCCGGCGCTTTCGCCAGACCTTTCCAGACGTGCCGGTGCGCCTGCACGCGACCGGAGAGAGTTTCGATGCCGTGGCCGCGGCGCGCGCCGGAGCCAGCGCATGACGCGCTCCTGGCTCGCCGAAAAGATCGAGCCGTGGCCGACCGCCAAGCTCATCCCTTACGCCCGCAATGCGCGCCAGCACTCCGACGCGCAGGTGGCGCAGATCGCCGCCAGCATCGCGGAGTTCGGGTTCACCAACCCGATTCTTGCGGGCAGCGACGGCGTGATTGTTGCCGGGCACGGGCGTCTTGCCGCGGCCCAGAAACTTGGGCTCATCACGGTGCCGGTCGTGGTGCTCGACCATCTCACGCCGACGCAGCGTCGGGCGCTGGTGCTGGCCGACAACCGCATCGCCGAGAACGCGACTTGGGATGAGGATCTCCTGCGGGTCGAACTTGCCGACTTGCAGGGCGCTGGCTTCGACCTCGACATCACCGGCTTCGACGCCGACGCGCTCGCAGAACTGATGGCCGGCGACGAACCGGATGTGGCCGGGCAGACCGATGAGGATGCCATCCCGGACGTGTCCGATGCGCCGGTGTCCCGCGCCGGCGACATTTGGCACATGGGCCCGCATCGCCTGCTGTGCGGCGACGCGACCCTGGCGGCGAGCTACGACGCGCTGCTCGGCGACGAGCGCGTGGCCATGGTCTTCACCGATCCGCCGTACAACGTGAACTACGCCAACAGCGCCAAGGACAAGCTGCGCGGCAAGGATCGCGCGATCCTCAACGACAACCTGGGCGACGGCTTCTACGACTTCCTGCTGGCCGCGCTGACGCCGATGCTCGCGCGCTGCGATGGCGCGATCTACGTCGCAATGTCGTCGAGCGAGTTGGATGCGCTGCAGGCCGCCTTTCGCGCAGCCGGCGGCCACTGGTCGACGTTCATCATCTGGGCCAAGCACACCTTTACGCTGGGCCGTGCCGACTACCAGCGGCAGTATGAGCCGATCCTCTACGGCTGGCCCGAGGGCGCCGAGCGCCACTGGTGCGGCGACCGCGACCAGAGCGACGTCTGGCAGATCAAGAAGCCGCAGAAGAACGACCTGCACCCGACCATGAAGCCGGTCGAACTGGTCGAGCGCGCGCTGCGCAATAGTTCGCGGCCGGGCGCTGTGGTGCTCGATCCATTTGGCGGCTCCGGCACCACGCTGATTGCCGCCGAGAAGTCCGGGCGCGTGGCGCGTGTGATGGAGTTGGATCCGAAATACGCCGACGTGATCGTGCGGCGTTGGGAGGACTTCACCGGCAAGCAGGCTATCCGCGAGGCGGCAGACCAGGAAGGATGCGCCAGTTGAATCGGTGCGAAGGCGCTTTGGCGTCTTCCTCCTCCGCGATGCGCCGCAGCAGTTGCATCGTGGTGAGATCGCGCGGCAGCACCGTGCACATCAAGCGCACGGCCTGTTCGATGGAGACGTCCGGACGCCGGTTGGCGATCAGCCAACGCAGCGCCTGCTCCCGTTCGGCAGCAGGCGTATTCATCAGGCGGCGCACGACTCGTCGATAATGCCGCAGTGGATCACGTAGCCCGTCAGGTAGGGCAACCCGCGTGGGATGCCGTAGTCCTTGCTGGCCTGGCGCCCAATCGTCCATCCCATCCACTTGCGCGTGGCGACGTTGATGGCGTCCGCCATGGCGTTGCCTTCGTCGACGGCGTTGAGGACGTCGTCCGCGAAGTGGCGGCCGAATCGGCTGTCGAGGAAAACACGCACGATGTCCATGGACTCGCCGGTTGCGTTGGCGACCGCTGTCATCGCCAGGGGCCAGGCGTCGTCGGCGCGCTCGTTCATCGTGCCGTAGAAGCCCCAACCCTCGTTGCGGGTGGTGGGGATCGTGTCGGTGGTCTGGCTCATGGTGGACTCCGTGGTGTGGGTGGCGACGCGTCCATGAACGCGCTGTTCCGCCGCGAAGCCAAGCGTCCTCACGAAGAATCTTCGATCATTCGCACGCCGAGTCAGTCGACGATCTCGATGGCGCCGGGCCCATTGCCTTCCGGGTCGGACAAGATAAGCAGCGTTCGCTGCTGATCATCCGGCAAGGTCAGCACGAATCCAAAGAACTCCGGTTCGAACTCACCCTCGTCTGGCGCGGTTCGCGCCAGGGCAGTGATGGTCGCGCCCACCAAGGAGCGCAGTTGCTGCAGTTGGTAATCGACGTAGTTGGACATGGCTCTGGCCTTCAGTCGGCACGGATGCCGACGTAACGCCCGTACTTCGAACCTGAGGGATCGATGTAGAGCGTGGTGCGATTGGGTGCGGTGACTTCAACGACGCTGCGTCCGCCGCCCTCCAGGAATCCGCCGCGCCCCGCCAGCCAATCGCGGTCGGCCAGCAATGCGCCGGTGAACGCGTCGTACTCGGCCTCGGTCATGGCCTGGCGCGACTCGATGTCGACATAGTTCGCCAGGTCGCCGTAACGCAGGGTGGCCAGGACGTCGGCCAGATCGTTGGGCTTGCGGGCGAAGCGGACTTTGATGCTCTCGATCATGGCGATCTCGGTGTTGTTGGGTGTGGATGCATGAACGCGCTGTTCGCGTCGGAAGCCAAGCAATTACTGCTTGGCCTTGCTCTCGTTCTTGGTGCGACCCGTTTTGCGGAGACCTTCCGCGACGCCCGCCTCAAAGGCGGCCTGCAGGGCGTCGCGCACGCACCACACGCCCACGTCGTGGAAGTCCAGACTGTCGCGGTGGCGCGTCTCCAGGGTCTCGATGTGCAGATGCGTCTGGGCGATGCGGGTGAAGAGGTCGTTGGTGCTCATGGGAGATCTCCGGGTCGTGTGGCAACGACCCCATGAACGCGCTGTTCGAGCGAGAAGCCAAGCGTTTCCGCCTGGCTTCTCGATCATGTTCAAGCGACCCGGTACACCCGCTCGGCGCCCGCTGCTTTCTCCGAGGTCAGCACCAAGCCGAGCTTCTTCTTGAAGGCCCCGGCGAAGGTCCCGCGTACCGTGTGCGCCTGCCAGCCGGTGCTCTCGCAGATCTGGCTGATCGTCGCGCCCTCGGGGCGACGCAGCATCCGCAGAACCTCTGCCTGCTTGCTGTTCTCGCGGGTGCGTGGCACGCGTGGCGCGTCGTGCGCCGCGAAGCTCGCATCGGCGCTGGCGACCGCGTCTTCCATCGCCGCGTCGTCTACGGCGTCCGTTGTGCCGTCTGGTGTGGCCTGCGCCGCCGCGTCGGCGTTGGCAATGACCTGGTCGAGCTTGGCCTCGAAGGCCGACATGCGCTTCGGGTTGATGCCCGGGCGCGGGTAGTTCAGCGCGTCGTAGCCCTCGGCGGCCACGCGCCAGCCCTCGCCATCGGGCGTGATCAGCGCGCGATTGAAAAGGCCATCGAGCACCTTGGATCGCGCGCCGCCTTTGACGTTTTCCGGGAATTGTTCGATGCGCCCCTCGGTGTGCTTGATGGCGGCATCCAGGATGAAGTGCTGGGTCGAGGTCAATTGGATCGTGCTCATGGTGTTGCTCCTGGTTTGATGTGGGTGTGCGCGTGATGAACGCGCTGTTCGTTGGTGAAGCCAAGCGACATCGGCGGGGCTGGCCAGGCGAGATGACCCACCCGGCGCTGCGCTCAGTCGTCGTCGTTCTTGATCTCGTCGATGGTGTTCTGCAGGCTGACCATCGATCCGCCGAGGTAGCCGTGGTCGTTGCTCACTGCGGCGATGACATGCGCGATCCAGTAGGACTCGGCACGCATCAGCGCCCCCTGTAATCCGTTGCGGCGCAATAGCCCGCGCGCCTGCTCGACCAGTTCCAGGATCTGAGATTGAATCTCGCCGAGTTCATCGACGATCTCCTGGCGCCTGGCGGTTGTCGTGCTCATGGTGGTGCTCCGTGATGGTGTGGATGTGCTCGTTGCGGGACACATGAACACGCTGTTCGGCAGTGAAGCCAAGCGTTGTTCGCCAGCAAATTCAGGCTTCAGAGGCCTTCAGCGCGGCGATGCCGGTCTGCGCCAATTCCAGGGCCGCAGCGGCGAAGGCAGCCTCGGCCACCCAGGGCGCCGCACGGGCGTCGTCGAGCAGTTGGTCGAGCACCGGGCGCGCCTTGGCGCGCATCGCGGCGCAGGCCGCATCTAGGCGCGCGTGGCTGGCGCCAGAAACTTCCTTGCGGCAGGAGCGCACCAGCACCGTCATCGCGGCGTTGGCCAGTGCTTTCGCCAGCGTGTCCATGTTCGAAGGGTTCATCGGCTCGTCCTCGTGATCGGGGACGGCGATGAACGCGCTGTGCGGAGGTGAAGCCAAGCGCTTTTCGTCGCTTGTTCGACTTGATTGAAAAGGGCCGATGGGACTGTCGATTCGCGCCTACGCGCGGCACCGGGGCGTATCGGATGCCGCCGTTCGCAAAGCCATTGCTGCAGGCCGCATCACGCCCAACGCCGACGGCACGCTGAACCCGACGCAGGCCGATGCCCAGTGGTCGCGCAACACCGAAGCCCCGCGCGTGGGCTCGCGCACGCCGGCGCCGCGGGCGCCCGTTCCGGCCGACGTTGCACCCGCAGGCGATGCGGGTTCCGCGCTCCCCGCGGGTGGCGCGTCCCTGTTGCAAGCGCGCACGGTCAACGAGGTGGTCAAGGCGCAGACCAACAAGGTCCGCCTCGCCCGCCTCAAGGGCGAACTGGTCGACCGCAACCAGGCCATCGCGCATGTCTTCAAGCTGGCGCGCACCGAACGCGATGCCTGGTTGAACTGGCCGGCGCGCATTTCGGCGCAGATGGCCGCTCGCCTCGGCGTTGATCCGCACACCTTGCACGTCGCCCTGGAGGCGGCTGTGCGCGAACACCTGCAGGAGTTGGGCGAACTGCGCCCGCGCATCGAATGATCGACGCGATCTACGAGGGCGCCGCCGAGCTCGAACGCGCCTGGCGCGAGGGCTTGCTCCCCGACCCGCTATTGACCGTCTCGGAGTGGTCGGATCGGCACCGGATGCTGTCGAGCAAGGCCTCGGCCGAGCCCGGGCGCTGGCGGACCAGCCGCACGCCGTACCTCAAAGCCATCATGGACTGCCTGTCGCCGACCTCGCCGGTCGAGCGCGTGGTGTTCATGAAGGCGGCGCAGCTCGGCGCCACCGAGATGGGTTCGAACTGGATCGGTTACGTGATCCACCACGCGCCCGGTCCGATGATGGCGGTCTGGCCGACCGTCGAGATGGCCAAGCGCAACTCCAAACAGCGCATCGACCCGCTGATCGAGGAGTCAGGCGTCCTGGCGGAACTGATCGCGCCGGCGCGCTCGCGCGATTCGGGCAACACGATCCTGGCCAAGGAGTTCCGCGGCGGCGTGCTGGTGATGACCGGCGCCAACAGCGCGGTCGGTCTGCGCTCGATGCCGGTGCGCTACCTGTTTCTGGACGAGGTCGATGGCTACCCGCTCGACGTCGAGGGCGAAGGCGATGCGATCTCGCTCGCCGAGGCGCGCACGCGCACCTTTGCACGGCGCAAGATTTTCATCGTCTCGACGCCGACGATTGCCGGCGCCTCGGCCATCGAGCGCGAGTACGAGGCCAGCGACCAGCGTCGGTACTTTATGCCGTGCCCACATTGCGCGCACCGGCAATGGCTACGCTTCGAGCAGCTGCGCTGGGACAAGGGCGCGCCGGAGACGGCCGCCTACATCTGCGAGGCCTGCGACACCGCGATTGCCGAGCACCACAAGACCTGGATGCTCGAACACGGCGAATGGCGCGCGACCGTTGATGTCGTCGGCAAGACCGCAGGCTTCCACTTGTCCTCGCTCTACAGCCCGGTGGGCTGGCGTGCCTGGCGCGATATCGCCGCGGCCTGGGAGGCTGCGGTCAACAAGGAGTCCGGATCGGCCTCGGCGATCAAGACCTTCAAAAACACCGAGCTCGGCGAGACCTGGGTCGAAGAAGGCGAAGCGCCGGATTGGCAGCGTCTGGTCGAACGTCGCGAGGACTACCGCATCGGCACCGTGCCGCTCGGTGGCCTGCTGCTGGTCGGCGGCGCGGACGTGCAGAAGGACCGCATCGAAGTCTCGATCTGGGCCTTCGGCCGCGGCAAGGAGTCCTGGCTGGTCGAGCATCGAGTGCTGATGGGCGACACCGCACGCGAGGGCGTGTGGCGGGCGCTATCGGCGTTGCTTGATGAGCACTGGACCCACGCCTCCGGTGCGCTGATGCCGCTGGTGCGCTTCGCGCTCGACACCGGTTTCGCCACGCAGGAGGCTTATGCCTTCGTGCGTGCCTGCCGCGATGCGCGCGTGATGGCCGTCAAGGGCGCTGCACGTGGCGCCGCCCTGATCGGCACGCCGACTGCGGTCGATGTCTCGCGTGATGGCAAGCGCCTGCGCCGCGGCATCAAGGTGTTCTCCGTCGCGGTCGGGATCGCCAAGCTCGAGCTTTACAACAACCTGCGCAAGAGCGCGACGGTCGGCGACGACGACGTGAGCCTGACGTTTCCGTCCGGCTTCGTGCACCTGCCGCAGATCGATGCCGAGTTCGTGCAGCAGTTGTGCGCCGAGCAGCTGATCACGCGCCGCGACCGCAACGGATTTCCGGTACGTGAGTGGCAGAAGGTGCGCGAGCGCAACGAAGCGCTCGATTGCTACATCTACGCCCGCGCCGCTGCGGCCGCCGCAGGCCTCGACCGCTTTGAGGAACGCCACTGGCGCGAGCTGGAACGCTCTCTCGGCGTCGAACGCGCGCCCGAGCCCGCCCTCGCACTACCGACCCACGACCCGACCACCCCGCGTGGTGGCCAGGCCCACCCGGGCGCGCCCATCCGGCGGCGCGTCGTCAAAAGCCGATGGCTGTCGTAACCGATCCATCCCCATCTCAAGGAGTGCTTCATGAGTCTGGCTTCCCGTATCGAAAGTCTGGTCATCCGCGTCGCGCAGGAGTTCATCGACGTGCGCGCGAAGACCGGCAACCTGGCCCAGCTGGCCACCACCGACAAGTCCAACCTCGTCGCCGCGATCAATGAGCTCAAGGACGCCGTCACCGCCACCAGCGGCATCGACGATGGCCAGGTCTCGACCAGCACGACCTACTCGTCGAGCAAGATCGTCGATCTGCTCGACACCCTGAAGGCCGAGATCCTCGGCGGGGCCGACGCCGCCTACGACACGCTGCTGGAGATCCAGGAGCTGCTGACCTCGGGCAGCACCGGTCTCGATGCGCTGCTGGCGGCGGTCAACAACCGCGTCCGCTTCGACGCGGCGCAGGCGTTGACCAGTGAGGAGCAGTCGCAGGTGCGCAGCAACATCGGCGCAATCGCCAGCAGCGATGTCGGCGATCCCGAGACCGACTTCAGCGCCGTGTTCGAGGCGGCGCTGGCCTGACATGGCGCTGGTCGACCGCATCGCTGATCTCGCTATTCGCATCGGTCGGGTGCTGGCGTCGAAGATCGACGCCACGCATCCGGGTGTGGCGCGGGCGTGGGTGTGCTTTGGCGTGATCGATGGCGAGGTCGTCATCCGCGCGGCGCACCAGGTGTTGGCGGTCGACCGCCTCGCGGCCGGGCGCTACCGCATCCACTTCACCACGCGGCTGCCGGATAGCCACTACTGCTGGACGGCACTGGCACGCAGTTCGGTGGATCGCGGGCAGCAACGCTTTGCCGTCGTGCGCGCCGAGGACGATCTCAAGACCGCACGCTTCGTCGACGTCAGCTGCGCGACCGCCGCCTCGACCTTCACCGACTCGGCCGAGATCAACGTCGTGGTGTACCGCTGATGGCCTTCACCTCCGATCACCTCGAGGCTCTGGAGGCTGCGCTGGCCAAGGGCGAGCGCCGTGTCACCTTCGGCGGCAACACGGTCGAGTACCGCTCGGTTGATGAACTCCTCGCGGCGATCCACGAGGTCAAGCGCGGCGTCGCCGAACAGGCGGCCAGCACCGGTCTATGGCCCGGTGCGCCGCGCCAGATCCGGGTCACGACCCGCAAGGGCTTCTGAGATGTCCTGGTTCGGAAAACTGCGCAGCTTCTTCGGCAGCCCGGTGCACGAGGCCGCGGGTCGTGGCCGCCGCTCGCTGGCATGGATGCCCGGCAATCCGGGCGCCGTGGCCGCGATGCTCGCGACCGGCGTCGATCTGCGCATCAAGAGCCGCGACCTGGTCCGCCGCAATGCCTGGGCGCAGGCCGCACTGGAGGCATTTGTCGCCAATGCCGTTGGCACCGGCATCAAACCGCAGAGCCTCTCGCCCGATGAGCGCTTCCGTGCCGACGTCCAATCCCTGTGGCGCGACTGGACGGACGACGCCGACGCCGCGGGCCAGACCGACTTCTATGGCCTGCAGGCACTCGCCTGCCGCGCCATGCTCGAAGGCGGCGAATGCTTGATCCGGCTGCGTCCGCGCCGTCCGGAAGATGGTCTGGCGGTGCCGCTGCAGATCCAGCTGCTCGAACCCGAGCACCTGCCGATGCACCTCAACACCGATCTGGCGAACGGCAACGTCGTGCGCGCCGGCATCGAGTTCGATGGGCTCGGCCGGCGCGTCGCCTACCACCTCTACCGCGCGCATCCCGAGGACGGGCGCCTCGCGCCGATGTCCGGCCAAGGCGGTCTCGACACCGTGCGCGTCGATGCCCGCGAGATCGCCCACCTGTATCGCGTGCTGCGCCCGGGTCAGATTCGTGGCGAGCCCTGGCTGTCGCGTGCGCTGGTCAAACTCAACGAGCTCGATCAGTACGACGATGCCGAACTGGTGCGCAAGAAGACCGCGGCGATGTTTGCAGGCTTCGTAACCCGCCAGAATCCCGAGGACTCGCTGATGGGCGAAGGTGCGCCGGATGCCGAGGGCATCTCGGTGGCGAGCCTGGAGCCTGGCACGCTGCAGATCCTGGAGCCCGGCGAGGACATCAAGTTCTCCGATCCGGCCGATGTGGGCAGCGCCTACTCGGAGTTCCTGCGCACGCAGTTTCGGGCGGTTGCCGCGGCGATCGGCATCACCTACGAGCAGCTGACCGGTGACCTCACTGGCGTGAACTACTCCTCGATCCGCGCGGGCCTGCTGGAGTTTCGACGCCGCTGCGAGATGGTCCAGCACGCCGTGCTGGTCCATCAGCTGTGCCGTCCCATCTGGGCCGCATGGATGAAGCAAGCCGTGCTGTCCGGCGCGCTCGTGGCGCCCGGATTCGCACACGGCGGCCCGGCGCGGCGGCGCCACTACCTGCAAGTGAAGTGGATTCCGCAGGGCTGGCAGTGGGTCGATCCCGAGAAGGAATACAAAGCGATGCTGCTCGCGATCCGCTCCGGCCTCATGAGCCGGTCCGAGGCCATCTCGGCGAACGGTTACGACGCCGAGGACATCGACCGCGAGATCGCTGCCGACAACCAGCGCGCCGATGACCTCGGCCTGATCTTCGATTCCGATCCGCGCCGCACCTCCAAGGACGGCGGCAGCACCCCGCCGCGACCGGCCTCGTCGCCCGACGACGACGACGCCTGATTCACCACGCAAGGAATCCCATGACCGTGCTTCCCCACCTGGCGGCGCGCCTCTTCGGCGTGCCTCTGGCCATCCATCGCCCCAAGCTCGACGTCATCGTCTCGGTCCTTGGTGCGCGCATCGGCGTCACCGACCACGACGCGCCGCTGCCCTCAGCGCCGCCAACGCGCGTCCATGGCGCGCATCCGCCGCACATTGCGGTGATCCCGATCCACGGCACGCTGGTGCGGCGCACGGTCGGCCTGGAAGCGAGTTCGGGACTGGCCAGTTACCTCGCGCTCGCCGATCAACTGGACGCCGCGCTCGCCAATCCGCAGGTGCGCGCGATCCTGCTCGATGTCGACTCTCCCGGTGGTGAATCCGGTGGTGTCTTCGATCTCGCCGACCGCGTGCGCGCCGCGACGCGGGTCAAGCCCGTGTGGGCCGTCGCCAATGACCAAGCCTTCTCCGCCGCCTATGCACTCGCCTCGGCGGCCGACCGCGTGTTCGTCGCGCGCACCGGCGGCGTCGGCTCGGTCGGTGTCATCGCCCTGCATGCCGATCACTCGGCCAAGGATGCCAAGGAGGGCGTTCGCTACACCCCGATCTTTGCTGGGGCGCGCAAGAACGACTTGTCGCCCCACGAGCCGATCTCCGACGAGGCGCAGGCCGTCCTGACCCGAGAGGTCGAGCGGGTGTTCGGCCTGTTTGTCGAGACCGTGGCGATGCATCGCGGCCTCACCGCCGACCAGGTGCGCGCCTGGGAGGCCGGCCTGTTCTTCGGCGCCGACGCGGTATCGGCGGGCCTCGCCGACGCCGTCGGCAGCTTCGATGAAGCGCTCGCGCAACTGACCGCTTCGCTGTCCCTCCCGACGCCCGCCATGCGTGCGCCGGGCCTCACTCGTTCCGCACTGCTGGAGTCGTCCATGTCCACCGAAACCGAACCCGTTGCCGCCGCCCTGGCGGACAGCGCCACCCCACCTGCGCCGGCCGTGTCGGCCAGTGCCTACGGCCTCGCCGAATCGCTGGAGATCGCCCAGATCTGCACGCTGGCGGGCCGCCCTCAGCTGATCGCCGGCTTCCTCGAAACCCAAACCGCACCGGACGCCGTGCGCCGGCATCTGCTCGCTGCTCTCGCAGAGGACAGCCCTGAGATCAGCAGTCGCATCGCGCCTGACGCGCAGGCGCCGAGCGCAACGGCCAGCAATCCGCTGATCGACGCCGCCCGCAAGCTCGCCGCGACCGCGAACGCCACCACCGGAGGTCACTGACATGGCCGAGATGATCGAATCGATGAACCTCGGCGACCTGCTCAAGTACGAGGCGCCGCACTTCTACTCGCGTGACCGCGTCACCGTCGGTGCCGGCCAGAGCCTGCCGCTCGGCGCGGTCGTAGGCTTGGTGACCGCGACCGGCCAGTACGCGCGCATCGATCCGTCCGCGACCGATGGCCGCCAAGTCGCCGCCGGTGTCCTGCTGCAGGCCTGCGACGCCACCCTCATCGACCGCGACGACGCCTTGATCGTCGCGCGCCACGCCATCGTCGCCCAGCACGCGCTGCAGTGGCCCGAAGGCATCACCGCTGCCGAAACCCTGACTGCGCTCGCGCAGCTGAAGGCGCTCGGCGTGCTCGTTCGCCACGGAGCCTGAGCCATGAACAATCCCTTCGCCAATCCCGCGTTCTCGATGGCCTCGCTGACGGCGGCCATCAACCTGCTGCCCAACCGCTACGGCCGCCTCGAGCAGCTGAACCTGATGCCGGCCAAGCCGGTGCGTCAGCGCCAGATCCTGGTCGAAGAACGCAACGGCGTGCTGAACCTGCTGCCAACCCAGCCGCCCGGCTCGCCGGGCACGGTTGGCATCCGCGGCAAGCGCACGCTGCGCTCCTTCGTCGTGCCGCACATCCCACACGACGACGTGGTGCTCCCGGACGAAGTCCAGGGATTGCGCGCGTTCGGCTCGGAGACCGAAGCCGAGACCCTGGCCGGCGTCATCGCGCGACACCTCGACACCATGCGCAACAAGCACGCGATCACCCTGGAGCATCTGCGCATGGGCGCCCTCAAGGGCGTGATCCTCGATGCCGATGGCTCGGTGCTCTACGACCTGTTCGCCGAATTCAAGATCGCGCCCAAGACCATCGCCTTCGACCTCGGCAACGCCAACACCAAGGTCAAGCCGAAGTGCATCGCCACCCTGGCCGCCATCGAGGAAGGGCTCAAGGGCGAGTACATGAACGGCGTTCACTGCCTGTGCTCGCCGGAGTTCTTCACCACACTGACCAGCCACGGGAATGTCGAGAAGGCCTTCGAGAACTGGCAGAACGGCGCGATCCTGATCAACGACGTGCGCCGCGGCTTCACCTTCGGCGGCATCACCTTCGAGGAGTACCGCGGCCAGGCCAATGATCCGGAGACTGGCGACGCGCGTCGCTTCATCGCGGCCGGCGAAGCGCATGCGTTCCCGCTCGGCACGCTCGACACCTTCGGCACGTACTTCGCGCCGGCGGACTTCAACGAGACCGTCAACACGCTGGGTCAGCCGCTTTACGCCAAGCAGGAGCCGCGCAAGTTCGACCGCGGTACCGATCTGCACACGCAGTCGAACCCGCTGCCGATGTGTCACCGCCCGGGCGTGCTGGTCAAGCTGACGCTCTGATGGGCTTCGTCGAACAGATCTTCGCCGCCGCTGCGCGCGCGGGGCTGCTCAAGACGGCTGTCTGGCAACCAGCCGACGGCAGCGCCCCGCAGAGTCGTCCGGTGGGCTTCTCGGCGCCGGACACGACGATGCTCGACGGCCTCGCGCTCGGCACCGACTTCGAGATGACGTTTCCGACCTCGGCGTTCGTCGGCATCGCTGTGCGCGATGGTGTCGTGATCGACGGCATCGCCTTCCAGGTGCGCGATCTGCGGTCGGTCGGCGATGGCTCCGAACGCCGCGCGCGTCTCTCGCGGATCTGATTCATGGCGGCGAACTCTGTGCGCGAGCGAATCCTGCTCGCGGTGCTCGATGCCGTGCGTGGCCCGGCGCAGGCGCTCGGTGCCAGCGTGCATCGCTCGCCCGCGGTGGCGATCACCCGCGATGAGTCTCCAGCGCTCGTCGTCTTCCCCGAGGCCGATGCCATCACCGAGCGCGCCAATGACCGCGTCACCCGGCAGCTGACGATCCGGCTGGTGGCGCTCGCTCGCGCGGTGCCACCGGCCGTCCCCGAGTCCGAGGCCGATCGCCTGCTCACCGTCGCCCATGCCGCGCTGATGCGCGACGGCACGCTCGGCGATCTGGCGCTCGGCATCCGCGAGCAGGACGGCGAATTCGAGATCGAGGAGGCCGACACGCTCGTGGTCGCGCTGCCGGCGCGCTACGCCATCACCTACCGAACCCTGGCCCAAGACCTGGCCATCCAAGGATGACCCCATGACCCCGCTCGTTCTGCTGCGCCCCCATTCCCATGCGGGCAAGGCGCATTCCCCTGGCGACCGCCTCACGGTGTCGCCCACCACGGCCGACTGGCTGATCGCCCAAGGTATCGCGCAACGCGACGCTGCCGCAGCGCGATCCCCGCTGGAGAAGGACTACGAGGAAGTCGGCGCCGATGCCGCCTCGGCGACCGCCCCGACCAAGACCACCCACCGCATCAAGGAACCCAAAGCATGAGTACCTACGCCAGTTTTCAGGGCCGCGTTTACCTCGGCAAGCGCGATCTCGCCGGCAATCCGCTCGAGGTGCGCTCGCCAGGCAACGTCGCCGAGCTCAAGCTCTCGCTCAAAACCGATGTGCTCGAACACTTCGAGAGCCAGACCGGCCAGCGCTCGCTCGACCACCGCATGGTCAAGCAGAAGTCGGCGACGGTGAACCTGACCATCGAGGAGTTCACCAAGGAGAACCTCGCGCTCGCGCTGTACGGCAACCACGTCACCGGCGCGGGTGGCTCGGTCACCGATGAACCGGTCGGCGGCCCGCTGCCCATCGTCGGCGACCGCTATTTCCTCGCCCACCCCAAGGTGGCCGCGCTGGTGCTGACCGATTCGGCCGCGAGCCCCGCGACCCTGACGGCCGGCACGCACTACACGGCCGATACCGACTTCGGTGCCCTCCAGTTTCTGGACATCACCGGCTTCACGCCGCCGTTCAAGGCCAGCTACACCTTCGGCACCGCGACCGAGATCGGCATCTTCACGCAGGCACTGCCCGAGCGCTTCTTGCGCCTGGAAGGCATCAACACCGCCCAAGGCAACGCCAAGGTTTTGGTCGAGCTCTACCGCGTCGCCTTCGATCCGCTGAAGGAGATCTCGTTCATCTCGGACGAGTACAACAAGTTCGAGCTGGAAGGCTCGCTGCTCGCCGATACGACCAAGCCCTTCGACGCGCTGCTGGGCCAGTTCGGCCGGATCGTGCAGCTGTGAGCACGACCATGAGCGAACTGGAGAAACTCATCCCGCAAGGCGTGTCCCTGACCGTTGCGGGCGAGACCCTGACCGTCAAGCCGCTGAAGGTCGGCCAGTTGCCCGGCTTCCTGCGCGCGATCACCCCGGTCATGCAGCAAGTCACCGGGGCGGGCATTGATTGGTGGGCGGTGATCGGCGAGCGCGGTAGCGATCTGTTGTCGGCCATCGGGATTGCGGTCGGTAAGCCGCGTGAGTGGGTCGATGACCTCGACGCCGATGAGGCGGTGCTGCTCGCATCCACGGTCATCGAGGTCAACGCGGATTTTTTTACCCGCCAGGTGATGCCGCGCATCACCGCGCTGTTCGCCCAAGTGGGCGACGCGACGACACCAACTGGTTCGACGCCGCCCAGTCCCTGATCGGCCACGGCCACCGCCTCAGCGACATCCACGACTACACCTTGGCGCAGGTGCGCGGCTTCCTGGCGGCGGTCAGCCGGTCCCAGGCCGCGCACGACGCGCGCCTGTTGTCCCTGATCGCCGTGGGGACCCGCGGCGATGGCCGCCACCTCGACCAGACCCTCGACCGCCTGACCACGCATGCGCATCTCGATCCTCCTCGATAGTGCCGCGGCCAAGGCGCAGTTGCGCCGCTGGGGCGGCGAGTTCCGCGCCCAAGCGCACAAGGCGGTCGCACGAGGGATCGGCTCGCAAGCCAGCGAGGTGAAGCAAGCCGTGCGCGCTCACGTCGCCAGCAGCCTAACCGTGGTGAAGAAGTCCTTCGTCAAAGGCTTCACCACCAAGGTGCTCGACCGCGACAAGAACCGGCTGCCGGCGCTGTACGTGGGCTCGGGCATCAGTTGGGCCGGCGTGCACGAGTACGGCACCCGCATCAACGGCCGAATGCTGATCCCTCTGCACGGGCGGGTTGGGCGCAAGAAGTTCAAAGCTCAGATCGCCGCCCTCATGCGGGGCGGCAATGCCTACTTCATCAAGAACAAGCGAGGAAACATCGTGCTGATGGCCGAGAACATCAAGGACCACGACCGCACGCTCGCCGGCTTCAAGCGCCGCTACCGCAAGGCCGAAGGCATCGGCAAGCTCAAGCGCGGCGACGACATCCCCATCGCCGTCCTGGTGCCGCGCGTGGCGCTGCGCAAGCGCCTGAACATCGAGCGCCTGGTCGCGGGCCACATCCCGCGGCTGTCGGCGGCGATCCAGCAGCAGATCGAGACGCTGGACTAAGCCGTGGCCAAACGCATCTCGGTCCTCGTCGCGCTCGATGGCGCCGACGAGGGTCTCAAGCGCGCGATCACTTCAGCCGAGCGCAGCCTGGGTGAACTGGCGTCCAGCGCCAAGACCGCCGGAGACAAGGCCGCGGCCGGCATGGCCGAGGTCAAGGCCGGCATGTCGGCCTTCGGCGATCAGATCGCGCGCGCCAAGACCCAACTGCTCGCCTTCCTGACGATCAACTGGGCGGCCGGCCAAGTTCAGGAACTGATCCGGGTCGCCGATGCCTGGAACATGATGTCTGCGCGCCTGTCGCTGGCGACTGCCGGGCAGCGCGAGTACGTGACCGCACAGCGCGAACTCTTCGCAGTCGCGCAGCGCATCGGCGTGCCGATCCAGGAAACGGCGACGCTCTACGGCAAGCTGCAGCAGGCCGTGCGCCAGTTGGGCGGCGAGCAGCAGCAGGCCATCGAGCTCACCGAGAGCATCTCCCAAGCGCTGCGGATCTCGGGCGCCTCGGCGGCCGAATCGCAGTCCTCCTTGCTGCAATTCGGGCAAGCGCTCTCGGCCGGCGTGCTGCGCGGTGAGGAGTTCAACTCGGTCGTCGAGAACAGTCCGCGGCTGGCCAAGGCGCTGGCCGATGGTCTCGATGTGCCGATCGGTCGCCTGCGCAAGCTCGCCGAGGAAGGTCAGTTGACCGCCGATGTCGTCATCGATGCGCTGATGAGCCAGAAGGACGTGCTCGCAGCCGAATACACGCAGCTGCCGCAGACGGTCAGTGCGGCGTTCACGCGCCTCACCAATGCCTTCGGCCAGTGGATCAGTCGCGTCGACGAGTCCACCGGATTCACCAAGAGGCTCGCCGAAGCGCTGACATGGCTCGCGGACAATCTCGATACCGTGATGCGCTGGCTGACGCGCGTGGCCGAGATCGGCCTCGGCGTCTTGATCTACCGGATGATCCCGGCACTCATCATCGCCTGGCAGACCGCGGGTGCCGCCGCCGTCACCGCGGCGACCACGACCAGCGCAGCGTGGGCGGCGGCAAACCTGTCGTTGGCCAATGCCATCGCCACGGTCGGCAAGCTACGGGCGGCGTTCGCGGTGCTGGCCGCCGCGATCATCGGCTGGGAGATCGGCACCTGGCTGCGCGAGAAGTTCGCGGTCGTCCGCGTGGCGGGTGTGGCCATGGTCGAGGTGCTCATGAAGAGCATCGAGTACCTGCAGTACCAATGGGAGTCGTTCGCCGCGATCTTCACCGGTGACACGATGGCCGAGGCCACCGCACGTCACGAAGCGCGCCTCGCGGAAATGAACCAGATCTTCCGCGACATGTACGCCGACGCCCAGCAAGGCAGCGAAGCCGCCAAGGGCGCGATGAACACCGCGGCAAGCGCGGCCGAAGAGATCGCCAAGCGACTGGAGGCCGTGCGGCAGGGCACGCAAGAGGCCGTTGGCCGCGGCATCGAAGCGGTCCACGGCGCGGTCGAGAAGCTGAAGACCCGCCTCGGTGAAGTCGAACAGGCAGCAGGTGCAGCTTCCGGCACGGTCAACGATGCCACCGCCAAGATGGCCGAGGCCTACAAGGGCTTCACCGCTCTGGTCGAAGCAAACCTGCAGCAGCAGGTCGCCGCGGTGAAGGAACGCTTTGCGCAGGAACAGGCGGAGCTGCAGACCACCCGCACCACGGAGCGGGAGCGCATCATCGAATCGACGAAGAACCTATCCGATGCCCTGACCCAGCAGGCAACGCTGCGCCAGCAGGCCGCAACCCAGGTCCTGCAGCTGATCGATGCCGAATCCACCGCCCGGCGTGAGGCCGCGGCGCGCCAGGGGCAAACCGAGGACGAGCGCCTGGCCAATGTCCAGCGCGTCGAGAACGACATTCTCGCGACCAAACGGCAGACCTTGGTGCAGGCGCTGGGCGAGTACCGCCAGCACATCGATGCGTTGAACGCCGAGGTCAATCGCCACCTCGCCGAAGTCCAGCGCATCGAGGAGGCCAAGCGTCAGCTGACGATGACGACGGAGGAACGCATCCGCGAGATCCGTCGTCAGGGCATGAGCGAGTACGAGGCCACCGAGGACCGCAAGCGCCAGATTGCCGAGCTGCAGCAAAAGGCGCGCGAAGCCCTCGCCCAAGGCGAGTTCGAGCAGGCGCGGCAGTTGGCGCAAAAGGCGATGGACCTGGCGGTCCAGGTCGCCAACACGCAATCGGCCGAGGCCAAGCGGGGCGAGCAGGCGCGCCAGCAGGCCGAGCAAACGGCGACGCAGGTCGCGCAACTGCAGGCGCAGGCGCGCGAAGCCAGCGCCCGCAAGGAGTTCGACACCGCCAACAGCCTGATGCAGCAGGCCAATGAATTGCGCGCGCAGATGGCGGCCAAGGCGCGCGAGGCCGATCAGCAGATCGCCCAAGGTAAGGACGGCGTGCGCCAATCCATCGACCGCATCCGCGAGGCCGAGGAGATTCTGAATCGAGCACTGGACGCCGAAGCGCAGGCGCATCGCAGCGCCGCCGATGCCGCGCGTTCGGCGCGCAGCGAAATCCAGCGCACCCTGGCCGATACCGAATCGCAGATTGATTCGCTCACGGCCAAGCTCCGCGACGGCCTCACCGTTACCGTTCGAGCCGACACCGAGCGTCTCGATGAGGCCCTCGAGCGACTGGATGCGGCGCTGGAGGAGAAGGAGTACCTGCTGAAGATCCAGGCGGATCTGCAGGAGGCCGAGCAGACCCTGCGCGACTACGAGCAGCGCCTCAAGGAAGGCCAGACCCTGCCGGTGAACGCCGATTTCAGCAAGGCGCAGGAAGCGCTCGACCGACTCAAGGCCTACGCCAACGAGTCTGCACAGTTCGAACTCAAGGTGTCGACGGAGAAGGCCCAGGCCGCCGTCACCAACGTCGAGCGCCAGATCGGCGCGCTGGCGCAGCTGCAGACCGAATCGCGCCATCTGGTCCAGCACAACGCCGATGCCGCCCGGGCCGAGGTCATGAGCCTCGCTGGCATGCACACCACTAGCACGCACACGATCTACGTCACCAAGGTCGAGACCAACGCCACCGGCGGCCTGGTGGGTCGTGGGCTTCCGCGCTTTGCCAGCGGTGGCCAGGTTCTGCCCTTGTTCCCGCGCATGGCGGGCGGCAAGGTGCCGGGCTCTGGCGACCAGGACACCGTGCCGCGCACGCTCGATGCGGGCGCGTTCGTGATCCGCAAGGCGGCCGTGCGCAAGTACGGCATCGCGGCTCTGGCGCGTCTGACGAAGGTCGCGCGGTTTGCCAGTGGTGGCCCGGCCGGGATTTCGCCCGAGCCCCCGTCACCGCCCTCCGCGCCGAATCGCGCGCCACCCGAGCGCCCCAAGCGAAATCGTTCGGTCGTCGAAGCCCTGAAGCTCGTCGAGTTGGGCTACCAGGGCATGATGAGCTACGCCTCGGCCTTGGCCCGGTCAGGTGGCGCGGCGATCAGTCCCTTGTTCCGGTTCAACACCGAACGCCACTACGGCCAGCAGGCCAGCGTGGACAAGCGCTACCTGGAGCCGCTGCTCGGCATCAAGACGCTGACCGGCCTCGAAGGCGGCATGGTCGAGGGCATCAAGCGCCGCTGGCGCTCGGCGATGGCGCAGGCGCTGCTCGTCGGCAAGGACCTCGAGCGCGACCTGATCACCTACATGGAGAGCCTGGAGGGCCAGTTCTTCGCGCGCGGTGGCATCGCATCCTCGGACACCGTACCGGCGCTGCTGACGCCGGGCGAGTACGTGGTGAATCGGTCGACGGTGGCGAAGTTCGGCGCGGGCTTCTTCGAGGCCATCAACCGAATGTCTGCGCCGACCCAGGCGCTCGCGGCACGAACCCTGCGCGGCGTACAGGGCTATGCGAGTGGCGGACTCGTGAAGCCGGTGGGCCCTGCCGTGACGCGTCCCGCCATGCTCGGCGAAGGAAGGCCCACGCGCACCGTACGCGTGGAACTGGCAGCCGGAGCGCACAAGGTGGCGGCCAGCATCGATGAGCACGACGAGGCTCGGCTGCTGCACTTGCTGAACGCTGCGCGCACCCGGACGCGCTGATCCGATCCTCATGCAACTCGAACACCTCGCCAGCGGCGATGTCCTGGCGCTTCCCGATGATTTGCTCTGGGTCGACGAGCACGCGTGGACACCCCCTGTGGCGTCGACGAGCTACCTCATCACCGGCGCGTTGCTGGTGCAGTCGGCCACGCGGCAAGCCGGCAGGCCGATCACGCTGGAAGGCGCTTTCGACATGGCCTGGGTCACACGCGCGACGGTGGTGACGCTGCATGCCTGGGCGGCGGTACCGCTGACCGCCGAGGACGGGCGCTTCGAATTGCGCCTGCACGATGGCCGCAGTTTCGAGGTCGCCTTCCGCCACGACGAAGTCTGCGTCGAGGCCGAGCCCGTGCTTGGTTTTCCTGCGCGATCCGATGCTGACCGCTACCGATTGACGCTGCGCTTGCTGCAGCTCTGACACCCACAGGACCCACATGCCCATTCTCGTCGGCGACGTGAAGCTCGTTGCCAGCCAGGTCATGGACGACGTCGCCGAAGGCGGCGGTGCGCCCACCTCGACCGTCATCGTCGATGGCACCAGCAACTCGCTGTTCAACGACATCTCGGAGATGGACCGCGCCGGTGGCCGCGTCAACCTGCGCAAGGTCTTCGCCAGCGTGCAGACCGACACCACTGACACCTACCTCGGCGGCAACGTCATCGTCGCTGAGGCGCCGAGTGATCCACGCGTCGCGGTCACGATCTTCTCGACCGAAGAGGTCTTCGACCGGCGCACCAATGCGCGCGACCGCATCGAGGCCTACCTCAACAAGGGATCGCTCTGGAACGGCTATCTGCTGGAAAACCACATCACCGGCCAGCGCAGCATCCAGCTGTTCCAGCGCGTCGGCGCCGAACTGCCTGCCATCGGCAAGACGCTCTACCTGGTCGCCAATGAGGGCTTGGCGAACGAGTTCTCGCAGTACATCCGCATCACCCGGGTTGCCTCCGAAACGCGCACGTTCAGCTACGGCTCGGGCAGCGGCATCGTCGACTACGAGGCGGTCGTCGTCACCTGCGATCTGTCGGACGCGCTGCGCTTCGACTTTCCGGGCTCGCCGCCAGATCGCCTGTTCACGATGGCCGCGGGCAAGACCAAGACCCGCGACACCGTCGTCGCCGATGCCGCCAAGTACTGCGGTGTGGTCAAGACCACCCAGCCGATCGCCATGGGCGATGTGGCTGCCAGCGTCAGCAGCATCTTCACCCAGCTGGTGCCTTCGGCCCAGACTGAGACCCCGCTGCTCGACCTGACTGCAGGTGGCACCTCCGAAGCCCTGGTCGAGTCGGCCAATGGCACGGTGAGCTACACCACCTCGGTCGGCTTCAACGCTTCCACGATCCTGTCGGTCGGCAATGCAATCCAGCCCGGCACACTGTCGATCACCGTCAGCGGCGCCACGCTCACCGACAACGGCGGCCAGCTGATGGCCGGCGCGACGGTGATCGGCACGGTCAACTACGCCCGCGGCCAGATCGCGATGGCGACCAGTGCGCCGAACTACGGCGGCACCAAGACCATCACCTTCCGACCCGCCGCCGCACCGATCCGCGTCGCCGACACCGCGGGCGTGCGCGTCGACATCGAGAACCGCGCGTACAACTACGTGCTGACCATCCTGCCGAGCCCCGCGCCCGGCACCCTCCAGGTGAGCTATCGCGCGCAGGGCAAGTGGTACGACCTGCGCGACAACGGCGCGGGCGTGCTCAAGGGCTCCAGCCCCGAGTACGGCGTCGGCACCGTGAACTACGGCTCCGGCACGGTCGCCGTCACCGTGGGCGCGCTGCCCGATGTCGGCAGCGAGATCGTCTACGCCTGGGGCGGCAAGGCCAACTACTTCAACCGTTCCGATCAGACCATCGCGCCACCCGCCGTGTCGCTACAGTTGGCGCAATCCGGCATCACGCCAGAGTCGGTGACGATCACCTGGAACGATGGCGTCGCGCGCACCGCCACCGACGATGGCGCTGGGCGCATCACCGGCGCGGCCACCGGCACCATCCACTACCAGTCGGGCCTGATCCAGTTCACGCCCGGCGCCTTGCCGGCCGGTGGCCAGACCTACAACGTCGCCTACACCTGGGGCCCGCCGACCGAGGAGGAATTCCATGCGCCGATGCGCGATGGCAACGGCTACATCGACGTCGAGGTGGAGTTCGATGGCCTGATTCCGGGCACGGTGGAGTTGGAGTGGAATCTGCTGATCGAGACCTTCGACTACATCTCGACCACGCCGGCCGAGCTTCAACTGGTGCGCCCGGTCGATCCGATCAAGATTGTTCGCGACGACCGCAATGGCAACCTCAAGGACGCTCAGGGCTTCCTCTACGGCACGGTGAACTACGCCACCGGCGTCGTGCGCTTCCTGCCCGACACCACCGTGCGCATCCCCGTGGCGCGCTACCTGGTAACCCAGATCGGGATGACGCGCAACGCAGACGGCACGCTGGTGCCGGTCTATCGCAACGTGTTCTCGCACTGGGAGTACGTGACCGCGGGCGCCGCCATGCCCATCGACGAGACCGCGTGGGCCAAGGTGCGCTATCGCGCCGCTGGCACCTCGAACTCGGTCACCCAGCCGTTCACGGCCAGTGGCCTGGCGCTCGATCTGACGCCGAGCTTCGCCGAAGCCATCGTGCCGGGCAGCGTCGGTTTCACGCTGGGCGGCAAGACCTACTTCGACCGCCTCGGCAGCCTGTACTACGACCTCAATCCCGTCACCGGCGCCGCAACCCTGGCCGGCGCCATCAACTACGCCACCGGCGCGGTGACCTTGAACGCCTGGGTGCCGGGCCAAGGCACCGTCGTCCAACTGCGCTCGCTGCTCACCAGCCTCGATGGCACGCCGGTCGATGAGGTCACCTTCCGCATTCCGGCCTCGCCGGTGCGGCCGTCGAGCCTGCAACTGCTGGCCACTCGGCTGACCGGCGGCACGATCAATGTCAGCGCCGACAATCACGGAATCATCGCCGGCGCAGGCATCACCGGCGCCATCGATTACGAGACCGGCGTGGTACGCGCGCGTTTCGGGTCGTGGGTCGTGGCGGCCGGCAACGAGGACGAGATCTGGTTCGATCCCGATGGCGTCGTCGTGCTCGACGGCGTGCCCAAGGTGTTCAAGCCGGCGCCGGTGTTCGCAGACACCATCAAGTACAACGCCGTCGCGTACTCCTACCTGCCGCTCGATGCGGACCTGATCGGGCTCGATCCCGTGCGCCTGCCACAGGACGGTCGCGTGCCGATCTTCCGGATGGGCGACTTCGCGGTGATCGGCCACACCGAAACGGTCGGCCCGCTGACCGCCACCGCCGGCCAGGTGGTCGACTGCCATCGCGTGCGCTTGTCGCGCGTGCGGGTGCTGGATGCCAACGGCGTCGTGGTCACTGCGGGCTACACCGTCGATCTGGAAGCAGGCCGCGTGACGTTCACCGACGTCGCCGGCATCGCCCAGCCGGTCACCGTCGAGCACCGCATCGAGGACATGGCTCAGGTGTCGGATGTGCAGATCTCCGGGCGCCTCGCGTTCACCCGCCAGATCACCCACGACTACCCCACCGGCTCCTGCATCTCCTCCGCGCTCGTCTCGGGCGACCTGCGCGCCTACGTGTCGCGCTTGTTCGATCAGGCCACCTGGAACGGTGCGTTCACCGATGCGCTGGTCGGCAACGCCGCGACCGCCACGTTCAACGATGTGCTGGCGCCGATCACGGTGACTAACGCCGGCGCGATCACCGAGCGCTGGGCGATCCAGTTCACCAACACCACGGCGTTCCAGGTCATCGGCGAGCACGTCGGTGTGATCGCCACCGGCACCACCGCCAACGATCTCGCGCCGACCAACCCGGCTACCGGCAAACCCTACTTCACTCTGCGCGCGCTGGGCTGGGGCTCGGGCTGGGCGGCCGGCAACGTGCTGCGCTTCAACACCATCGGCGCGCTGTTTCCGGTCTGGGTCGTGCGCACGATCCAGCAGGGCCCGGAAACCGTGACCCGCGATGCCTTCACCTTGCTGGTGCGCGGCGACGTGGATCGCCCGTGACACGCCACCCACTTCGAGGACTCTGACTTGTGAGCAACAAGGTCAAATGGATGCACAGCGGCATGACGGGCGCGCCGGTGCTGACCAACAACTGGGGCAGCCTGACCGCGCTGCTCGATGCGCTGCTCGTCAACGGCTTTCACCTGAAGCCAGTGTCGGCGCTGACTCGAGAAGGCGGCATCGCGACTGCTGTCGTCGGTTCGGCGCATGGCTACCTGGTCGATCAGGTGGTGCGCATCGAGGGTGCGGAGGAACCCGAGTACAACGGCGAGTTCACCATCACCGCAACCACTCAGGACAGCATCCAGTTCGCCGTTCCGGGTGAACCGGCCTCGCCGGCCACGACGGTGCTCGGGATCACCGCCAAGATCGCGCCGCTCGGCTTCGAGATCGCCTTCACCGGCGAGAACAAGCGTGCCTACCGAAGCCCCAATCCGCTCTCGAATCGGCCGTTCCTGCGCGTCGATGACAGCTTGCCGGAGGGCTACACGACGACCTGGGCGAAGTTTGGGCGTGTCACGCTGGCCGAGGACATGGTCGACATCGAGACTTTCGTCGGTGCGCGCGCGCCGTTTGATCCGGCGGCGCCCACGCGCAATGAACTGCCTTCGGGCAGCGGCAATTCGATGTACTCGGGCTGGTTCAAGTGGTACTTCGCCCGCAACAACACGCCCGAGACCTATGGCGACAACGGCGCCGGTGCCCGCAGCTGGGTGCTGGTCGGCGACGACCGCGGCTTCTTCCTGGCGTGCGCGTCCGGCTGGGGTGGTGATCGCCGCGTGCTCTACACCTTCACCGACTTCGACAGCTACAAACCTGGCGACAACTACGCGTCGTTCCTGACTGCCTCCGATCGCTACCGCACGGTCAGCGAGTGGCCGAACAGCTACCCCAACCAGGACACCTACTCGACGCACTCGCTGGATACGACCGGCAAGATCTGCATGCGCGACTACACCCAGGTCGGCGGCAATGCGCGCCTCGGTCTGTTCTCGTTGAACGACGGCAACAACCAGAACGTCTCCGGGCGCTCGGGCAGCATCCCGTTCCCCAATGGCCCCGACTACGGCCTGATCCTGCACCCGATCTACCTGCGCGAGAGCACCGGCCATCTGCGCGGGATGCTGCCCGGGATGTACTGGATTCATCAGAACCAGCCCTACGCGCACCTGACGCTCATCGACCAGGTGCTCGGCTACTCCGGGCGCAAGTTCCTCATCGTCACGCTGGACTACGCCCACGAGGGCAACACCAGCGGCTTCGCCTTCGACATCACCGGTCCCTGGAGACCCTGAGTCGTGGCCTATCCTGTGGACGAGGATTTTGTCACCGGCATTCCCGCGGGATTTGCCAGCGCGGGTGGCGCGGGCGGCGTAACGTCTACTTGGAATGAAGCAGCGCAGGCCGCCGATCTGGTCTTCTCGCAGGCGCAGAACTTCTGGCGCATCGACGCGGCCGAGGTCGCCGAGAACTTCTGGTTCGAGATCGACGCCGAAGTGATGGCCATCACCTACTCATCGGCCTGCTTTGGCTTCTGGCTTTGGACTGGCTCGGGGACCTATGAGGGCCACCGACTGATCGCGTGGCAGCAGCAGTGGCATCACAGCTTCTGGGATGCGGGCGGCAATCAGTATGAACTGACCGCCCATGCCGCAGCGCCGTGGGCCGTGACCGGCGCTCGCCGCACCATCCGGGTCGACGCGAAGCGGGGCAACGACGGCATCTGGCAGTACCGGGTGAGCGACAACGACGGCATCGTGTGGGAAGGCTACAAGCGGCACTACGCGCGCTTCCGGCCATCCATCTACGGCTACGGCCTGACCCTGCGCGTGCATCGAGTATCTGGTGGTGTGCCGAGCGCATTGCCAGACGCGCCGTCTCCCCATTACAGGGCGCTGCCGACCGTCGTGGCGCGCACCCAGCCGGTGCCGGACCTGGCTGGCTTACTGCGTTACTCGCACCGCGCCTTTCACCGCCTGGCGGGCACGCGCAACCACTACTACGCCGGCACCCACCAGATCACCGGCACGGTGAAAGAGAAGGGCGTTCCGGATGACCGGCCGGTAGCGCGCCGCGTGCTGCTGTTCGACGAACGCACCTACGTCGTCGTGGGCGAGACCTGGAGCGATCCGACCACCGGCACCTACTGCTTCGACAAGATCAGCACCGTGCCGCGCTACGTCGTGATCGCCTACGACTACAAACACAACTTCCGCGCCGTCATCGCCGACAACCTGCGCGCTCAACCGATGCAGGGGCCCGCGTGATCGAGATCTCGAACGCGCTCAACGACTACCGGCTGCAGGGCGTGATCACCTTTCTGGCGCTCGGCACCGAGCAGGCGCGCGCCCATCTCTACGCGGGGCCTCGGCCAAGCTTCGGTGCGGCGCCGCAGGGGCCGCTGCTCGCCTCCATCGTGCTCGCCGAGCCGCTTGGCACCGTCGTCGACGGCGTGCTCGAGGTGGCCGCGACCAACGAAGCGCTGATCCTGACCACCGGCGAGGCGACCTGGGCACGCATCGTCAATGGTCAGGGCGCGCTGGCCTGGGACTGCGACGCATCGGACCTCGAGGGCACCGGTGAACTGCGACTGCCGACGACCACGCTGTACGCGGGCGGCTACACCCGCATCCTGACGGGACTGCTAGGGTGACTGCCGATGACGGCTGCCGATCTGCGCTTCGCCCATCCACCGGGCAGTGCGCATCTGTTGCTGGGCGGCGAACCGGCCGGGGCAGTACCCGCGCTCGACGCACAGTTGATCGGCGCACTGCCGGCATTGCGCTTCGATGCGCTCGCTATCCCCAATGCGTCAGCGACACTCCTCGGCACCTTCCCTGCGATGGAGATGCTCGTCGAGGCGCGCTATTCCTCGCGGACCGCGCGTCCGCTGGTGGGCAGCACCTACTCGACCTGGCAGCGCGGTCGCGGGTTCGAGCACGGTGCCGCGCATCGAACGTCGGCGACCCAGCAGGCGCCCGTGCAAGCGCAAACCGGATGGCAACCGGCGACAGGCCATGTTGCGGGTGTCGAGGCGCGTCGCAGCGCCAGGCTGGCGCGACTGCCGATCACAGCCACGGTGCGGTTCTGTCTCGCGTCGCCGACATCGCCGGGCGCCATTGGCGTCGCGCACAGTGACGCGCTGCAACTGCGCACCGCAGGACCGTTCGTCCATGCCAACGCGGCGCGCATGGATGGCCTGCAGCGGCGCCTGCACCATCAAGACGGTCTGCGGGATCGCCATCGGCCGACGACCTCGGGCTTCGGCGTGGCGGCACCGCTTCCGAGTCGGCGCTTCTTCGAGGCGATCCAAGTCGCGGTCGCGCTTCGGCGCTGGAACAAGGGGCGCTGGCAAAGCGCCATGCGCCCGCCGCCCGGCCGGCATCCGACGCGTCCCGGTGGCGGCGATCCGCCGCCCATCCCTTGCTACACCCCGAATCCCAACCTGCGCTTCGCGGCGCTGGCGGCCACAGATGGCCACCTGGTCTTCGTGTGCGAGAACCATCCCGGGCCCGGTCAGGACGCTCCGGTTGTCGTTCCGATTCGGAGGGTTTACGTCGTGCTGAACCACGTCACGCTGCATCGATGGCCGGATGGCGTGCCGGTGCCGGTGATCTCGCTATCACTGAGTCTCGACGTCGACTCCTGGGCGTGGGGCTTCGAGGCCACGCTACCTGGTATCGCCGAGGCGCTGGTCGCGCACGGAGACGGCGCTTCGCCGGTGGAACTGGTGGCGCACGTCAACGGCACGAACTTCCGCGTGCTCGCCGAAAATCTGAGCCGTGAGCGCAGCTTCGGCGACACCAGCCTGCGTCTCTCCGGCCGAGGCCGCTCGGCAGCGTTGTCGGCGCCTTACGCGCCAGTGATGAACTTCGCCAATGCTGATCCGCGCACTGCGCGGCAGCTCATGGACGATGTGCTGACGATCAACGGTGTGCCACTTGGCTGGGCCATCGACTGGGGCCTCACCGACTGGAACGTGCCTGCCGGCGTGTTCGCGCAACAGGGCACCTGGATTGATGCGCTGGCCAGCATCGCTGGCGCTGCCGGTGGCTACCTGTTGCCGCATCCGTCCGAACCAACGATGCGCGTGCGCCATCGCTATCCGGTCGCGCCATGGGACTGGCACGCCGTCACGCCTGACCTGATCCTGCCGGTCGACGCCGTCTCGCGCGAATCGCTGCGCTGGCTGGAGAAGCCGGCCTACAACCGGGTGTTCGTGTCTGGCCAGAGTGCCGGTGTGTTGGGCCAGGTCACGCGAACTGGCACGGCAGGCAACCGAGTCGCACCCATGGTCGTCGATGCGCTGATCACCGAAGCCGTGGCGGCGCGCCAACGTGGCACGGCGATCCTGGCCGACACCGGCCAGCAGTTCGAAGTGGGCCTGCGCCTGCCGGTGCTGCCCGAGACCGGCATCGTTGAGCCAGGCACGTTCGTCGAGTACCAGGATGGCCGCGTCGCACGGCTCGGGATCGTGCGCTCCACGCGCATCGAAGCCGGCTTCCCCGAGGTCTGGCAAACACTGGGCGTCGAGTGCCATGCATAACCTCTACCGCCAGTTCCGGCAGTTGCTGCCCGAGCCGCCGCTGCAAGCAGGCATCGTGACCGAGGTCGGCGCCAGCCGCGTCGTGATCGCCTTGCCGGGCGGCGGCCTGATCCATGCCCGCGGCGACGCTGCGCTGGGCCAGACCGTGTTCGTGCGCGATGGCGTCATCGAAGGCGAGGCGCCTTCCTTGCCGCTGGAAGTGATCGAAATCTAGCCAACGCCCGTTCCACCGCTTCACCCCTGAAACCCGCTCCGGCTCGCGCTGGGCGGGTTTCGTCATTTCTGGAGACCGACCATGACCGACGACACCGATGCACCGACCAACGACTCGACCCTCCTGCTGCGCCACGAGGACTTCGATGAACTGCTGAACCGCGCGGCCGAACGCGGCGCCGAGCGTTGCCTCGCGCACCTCGGCCTGGAGAACGGCCACGCCGCGCGCGACATCCGTGAGCTGCGCGACCTGCTGGAAGCGTGGCGCGATGCGCGCCGCACCGCCTGGCAGACCACGGTCAAGGTAGTGACCACCGGCATCCTGGCCGCGCTGCTGGTCGCCGCCGCCATCAAGTTGAAGCTCATGGGAGGCACGCAATGACCGCCCGGCCGAAGATCTGTCTGCTCGACGACTGGCGGCGCGTGTTGCGTCGCGCGTGGAGCATCCGACTCTCCCTGCTGGCAGCCGCCTTCACGGCGGCGGAAGTCTTAGTGCCGCTGTTCGGTGACGTTCTGCCGCGTGGTGCCTTCGTGCTGCTGGCCTTTGCCGCCAGTATCGGCGCGACTGTCGCTCGCATCGTGGCGCAGCCGGAGATGCGCCGATGACCGGTGCACCATCTCCAGTGATACGTAGGACGGTGGCCGGATTGACGCTGTCCGCCGCTGCCCTGGTCGGCATCGTGCTGCACGAGGGCTACACCGACCACGCGGTGATTCCGGTCAAGGGTGATGCGCCGACCATTGGCTTCGGCACCACCGCCGGAGTGAAGATCGGCGACACGACCACGCCACCGAAGGCTTTGGCTCGCGCACTCGCCGATGTGCAGCAGTTCGAGGGTGCGCTCAAGCAATGCGTGACCGTGCCCCTGGCTCAGCACGAGTACGACGCCTTTGTAAGCTTCTCCTACAACGTCGGCAGCCGCGCGTTTTGCCAGTCCACGCTGGTCAGAAAACTCAACGCAGAGGACTACGCCGGGGCTTGCACCGAGCTGCTGCGCTGGCGCTTCTTCCAGGGCAAGGACTGCGCGCTGCCCGCCAACGCGCGGCTGTGCGGTGGGCTGGCCACGCGGCGGGAGGCCGAGTACCGACAGTGCATCGGGGAAGGGTCATGAGCCTGATTCCGTGGCCTTACCGCTGGCTGGCCCTCGTAGCGCTCGGCGTCGCGCTGTTCGGCTTCGGGTGGATCAAGGGCGCGGGCCACGTTCAAGCCAGGTGGGACGCCGCCCTACAAGAGCAAGTCCTGCAAGCCACCGCCGTCCGCGAGCAGCAGGCGCAAGCCACCGTCAAGGTCGTCACGCAGTACGTCGACCGCGTCCGTGTCGTCCGTGAGAAGGGCGAAACCATCATCAAGGAGGTTCCGATCTATGTGCCCGTTCAAGCCGATGCTGCTTGCACTATCAACCGTGGCTTTGTGCGCCTGCACGACGCTGCCGCCACCGGTGAACTGCCCGAGCCCGCCCGAGATACTGATGCGGCCGCCGCAGACATTGCGCTCTCTGCCGTCGCCGGAACCGTCGCCGCCAACTACCGAGCCTGCCACGAGAACTCCGAGCAACTGACGGCGTTGCAAGGTTGGGTCAGGGAGATGAAGGTTGCGACCGAGCGGTAG